CGTCACACAAAGAATGTTCTAGATGTGTGGGAAGATGGTTTTAAGCAAATCGCTAAGTATGCTGATTCTAAGGCAAGCGAAGAACAAACTAAGCTTCTAGAAGCCGTTAATTACCGGATTGTTGATATAGATAAGACGGTAACTAATGAAAGTGAGGCTGATAGGGATTTGCGCCGGTCAAAAGAGGCTAGTGCATTCCTTACCTCTAAGCTGGCATTGCCAGTAGTATCCAAGAAGCTGGTTGAAAGTATCAAATCTAGCTTCATTGTTGCTGAAAAGCGCCCGATTGATAGTTTGTTTGATTGCGTTACAGCAGTAACGGAACATGCAAAGACTATTAAGTTTCAAGATGAACGGATTAAGTTGGAAACTGCGGGTGGTAAGCTTATGCGGTTGATCAACTAGAGGTCATACATTCTAAGTCTAGGCGGGGTAATTCTTGCCTAGGCTTATTGAGTATGACGATAAAATTAAAATACATGATTAGCTCACCCTAATAATGGGCTAACTACAAGTCATGTATCCCTAGCTAACGAGGTTTAAAAGCTAAGTTATACAAGCTTAGTCGTTTGTTAGCGTACTCGACTTAATTCCAAACCATTTAGGAGAATGGTAAAATGAAACTAACAAAACCGCAACAGAACGCATTGTTGAAGGTCTTTAACCGGCATGATAGGAGAGTTTCAATATGAAGTATGAAATCCGTGATGGTAAAGGCGAGGCTGTAGATACCACCATGATCGAAGATCAAGCTATTGAGAAGGTCAAAGCGCTTAAGGTGGCCACTCCTAAGGCTGATTTCATGGTTGTCCAACTGGTGCCAGTGTATGACACTTCTAACCCACCTGTTGAAATTGAGTTTTGATAAAAGGCAAAGGTCTTTTCTGTTGATGAAATATGAGTGTAAATAAGATGAATTATGATCTTAGACAGTACATAGCGTTTAACATTATAGGAGGTATTATAATCCTAGCCCTATTCGGACTAGCGTATCTAAGTTAGCTAATATTTAGGGGATTGTGAGTTAATGAAAGGGGAGAGTATGAAAACACCGGTCAGAACTGCCATAATTTTTTGTATAGTTGTGTCTGTCTTGTTATATGTCTTTCTTGCAATGTATTAATTAGTTTCTACGCGCAGGTAGGAAAAGGCAAATTGACGCGCGTAACGGTAAAATTAACCAAGGAGAAAGAAATGTTTAGCTACAAAACAAAAGAGCTAATTCCTGATTTCACTAATCGGCTTATTGCTTTTGTTAAGACTAAAAACCCTAAGGAAGAATACCATTCACTTAATCTTACGGAATGTGCCTTAGGCCAGTTCGTGGCCACATATGGATATGTTGGCCAGTCCACTTTTTTTATGGATAAAACTAAGCAGTACGTGCAATATTATAACACTACTCTATACCATACTGTACTTGGTTACAGTCCTGTTGATCCTGATACGTATAAGGTTAGTACTCATACATTTGGTGATCTTGCTAAGAGGTTAGAATTGGTATACTAATCCCTCTATTAATCATTCTATAGGGAGCTTGAAATATAGCTCTCTATATTGGGATTAATACAAAAGGAGTATCCCATGAAGAAAGTTAGACGAGAGTTAGTTAATTGGGCTAAACGCAATAACATTGATTTAGTTATTGAGCAACGCTCTAAACATTGCCTTCTTGACGTGTCAAGCAGCCTTGTTGTTACGGTGAATTATCTTTTGAAGGATATGTATAATTTCGATTATACCTCATATGACACCTTGTCAGATGCATTTGACGGCTTTGCAGCGATAGGGGCTGCTATTATCGCTCTTGAAACTGAGGTAAAGAAGAATAATAAGTATACAGTAGACGATGAACAGTATGTACATCTTGCTGTTGATCTAATGTCTGGTATTGGGTATTTTGTGTTTATGGAGCACTTGTCAGAGTTCTTTTCTTATGCACAACAAAAGGCAAGAGAGGCTTATACTGATTCTCTACTTCTGCTCAGCTAGGTTAAACTTACTGGCAGGATCAATTAACTTTGGTCTTGCTACTTGGTTTAACAAAGGAGAAAACCAAAATGTATGACTATGTTATTTTAGGCCCTATTGGGGCGTATGGTGAGCGTTGACACCATCCAACCAGCATGTATGATGGGGACATCGAAACAGGAGGACGACATGACCAACCGCACCACATTCCAGATTGGCCGCACCCACAAATTCTCTGCCAACGTCACCAGCCAAATCACTTGGTCAGATACCAAGTCCATCGCAGGCGTTAAGGCCTGGGCTCGCGACGAAGCGACCGGCCACTATGTCCGCGTATTCGAAACTGGCCCCACCGAGTGGGTCGATAACGAGCCGCAGGCTTGGTCAACGGGCAACTTTGAGACTGTTGCCGATGCCCAGCGGTGGGCGAGCGCTGCCTACCATTGGATCAATAAGAACCGGAGGGCGGCGGCGTGAGCCCCTCTTCCTTCACCGAGGCAACTAGACTATGATAAAGATTGTAAAGAACACTATCGTAGTCGGTGACATTGTTATTATTACTGATACTGACAATGAAGGTGAGGTACTTGCGATAGAGGATCAACCTAATAAGTTTGATTATATGTGCAAACATGCTTATGTAATGTTTGAAGATAATTCAGACTGGATTGAATTAACAAACTTGGAGTTAGTGGATGGATAAGAAAAGATGGACAGTTACGATTGCATGTGTATTTTTATCGGAGCTTCACCTAGAACGCTTTGGCTTGAAGAGACTTTAAATCTGTCTAGTAATAAATATATTCTTACTGGATTTGATTTGTTACAGGATCAAATGTTCTGCTCAGCTAATGGCATAGCGAAGGAAAGCCCCATAGATGGCTCAGGAACGCCGATTATACCTCTCCCCTATGAGACTAGCCTGTCAGGCGTGTTTGCTGCTGGTGACGTGCGTAGCGGCTCTACAAAGCGTGTTGCGGTTGCGGCTGGTGAAGGTGCCGGGGCGTTGCAGAATGTTCATAAATATCTAAGTGGATTGGAATAATGAAAAGAGAAACAAAAGCTATAGTTCAAGATTATGCAACTACGGACGTTCTACCTGAATTTGTAGAAAGTGTCAGGAAACGTACTATTAAAGAAGCAGTACATAAAGGAACCCATAACTTTGAAACGTTTTATGGTGATCCAGAGGATTATAAATCCAAATAATTAAACTACCTACTAGGCAAAATTAAACCCCGCTAAGGATTGATTTCCAAAGCGGGGCTTTTTTTCGTCTTAAATTTGATTAGAGGCAGCGATCACCGCTAGGCGTGTTATGGACAGTTTCAGGCAGGACACACACAAGAGGGGCACTCTTCCGCGACGTGCTACCGTTCCAATTCTTCAACGCATCACAGTAACCCTGCGGGGAAGTACCGTCAATACAGCCCTGCGGGATATGAGTACCAGCAGCAGACACAAGGCCAGCAGTACCAAACAGCATACCAGCAGCGAGAGCAAGAGAAATAATCTTATACATAATATTTTCCATTTCATGTTATGCCCGTTAAAGTTTAATTACATTCTGCTGGGCTACACAGTAATGTAAGTTGGTTTGATTAGTTTTTAGTTACTTCTTTGCGGTCTTAACCTCAGACTTAACTTCCTCAAGAACAGGATCAGCTTCAGACTTAACTTCAGTAGTGATAGGATCAGCCAGACGCCAAATCTGGATTACCTTAGTGCCATCCTGTTCAACAGTCCGAGACCCAAACTTACTAGGTGCGCGGGTCTTACTACCACGAGAGAATGCAGTAGCAGATGCACGAGCTTTAATACCACTAGCATCATTGGGGAAATCACGATGATCGCCAACTTCAAATTCGTCCCAGTTATGCTTAACAGCAACAGCACGAGACTTAATGGTATCAGGGATATCTGAAATAGTTCCCTTAACAATACCCTGAAACTTAGGAACAGACATTTTATTTACTCCGGTTTGTTGGTTTCAAATTTGCTCTTTCGTGAGCATAGATGACATATAGCCAATGGTTAGGAACCTGTCAAGCGCTATTTTGGCATGTTCGCCATTATGGATATGAGCCAGCCCCAAACGACGAAAAAACCCACAATCTTGTATAGGGGGATCATTTGACGCTTTCAAAATAATAGTCTAGTTATGTCTCCAACCATTAACATGAGCCATTTCATGTTTTAATATACAGGCATTAGCTTTTGAGTTGCCAGTATCATACAACATAATTAGGGTTTTACCTGTTACTCCACTTTTATAGAAGCAACCATATGCCACATGAGTAACTGGTATTTTACAGAATATTCTAACTCTTTCCTTATCCTTAGTAAGTACTAGTTCATCTGGCCATTGAGATATATTAGTAACAAATTCATCAGGTGGCACACTAAATGAACAAGGATCAAAGTCTAATTCTTGACTAAAGCTAATTGAAGTACTAGCTAATAGTAGTGCTACAGTACACAATATCTTATTCATCTAGGTAACTCCGGTTCAATGGGTGTAGTGTATGGGCCTTCTGTACCCATGTCAAGGAAAAACATAACTATTCTATATCTATCTGTTTTTTATTAACTAGTCTATCGTATTTCTTACGGTCACGAACTATTCTCTTTCTGAATACTGGGTCTTTAAGTTTGCTTGCTATCGGGTTTCTTTTCTTTATTGTTCTTTTCATAATCCTGCCATGCAACTAACTTACCGTCTACTATAGTAGAGAAGAAGAAGATAACATTCTCTTTGTTATGTCCATGCTTAACTACATAGTCAAATATCCACGTAGGTTCTGCTTGGTTATTATAACACTCATTACATGTTGGGTAACATGCAGATATCAATGATGACGTTATAATTGATTTAGCCATTCTATCGTGACATACTCCGCAAGGCAGATTTACACAAACTCCACAAGCCATCTTTCTATTCCTTTAAAGCGTTCCAACTATTCGATAACTCTGATAATGACCCAATTTCATTATCCCACTGTTTTGCTAGAAATTGAATTTCTTTTTGTGCGTGTCCATGTACTCTCTGCTTATAGGCTCTACCCCAAGCTGCAAGGGAGCCAGTAACATAATATGAAGTAAACATAGACTGCGGTAGCATCATTCTAGCTTGTTCTGGTGCAACATCATTAGCTAACATAGTTTTGTACAGCTTTGTTGCTGAATCTATAAACTCATCATATTCATCATCTATATAGCTATGATTTAATATGCGTTCATCATCCGAGCCCTGTTTCTTATCTTGTGAGCGTTTTCTCCAAAAGTCTGGATAATAGAAAACAGGATCATCATCTACATATCGTCGGCTAATTTCATTATATGTGAAACCAACCATATGTTTAAATCGCTGTCTAGCAACAAAGATAGGAACTGTCTCTCTCATTTGAATCTGAACATGGCTAAATGGAGTCCAGTGTCCATTTTTTGCTAGATACTTAATAAGCTTTTTATCTTTATCTGATAATACATAAGATACACTATTATTGTGTATAATATCATCTTCTATTGTAGTATCCCAAATTGCCTCCCATTCGCTTTCCTTATCAAAGCTTACTCTAGCACTGTTAACAACAGTTAAGTCTGATCCCATATAATCAATTAAGTCTGCCCGCATTATTTTCCTTATTTCCGGTTGAACTGGGTCTAGCCTGCCTTTATACCTGTCCCCACCAGAAAAGTCAATAGGGGATTGACAGGAGCCAGCCAATTGGGTTATAGAGATTAAGGCGTTCCATATATGGGAGGCTGGGAACCCTAACAGGAGTTAAACAGATGAAACAGCAAATTCTACAAGGTATTGTGGATAAGAATATTGAGACATTCACATTTATTAAGTCCCTTGCTGATAAGTATGATAACAATTCTAAGCTTTCTACTTAGGGTGATTAGTCTACTATCTGAAAAAGCTATTAATGAAATCAATAAGGAACTAAAGGGATGAAACTATCAGCATTATTTGACTGGTATAGAGAAACTAGAGAATACAGAAAGCTTGCTACTAATAGTAAGATTATGTATGAACAGATGATGCAACATGCTCTTACTAAGTTTATGTTTATGAACAAAGTAGAGCGCATTAATGAAAGAACTGCTGATGATTGGTATGACGAGTTAGTAGCTACTGGTAAGACTAATAAAGCAGTAGCCACAATGAAAGTACTAAGAAGAATCTGGAATGTTGCTAAGCGTAAGGGAGTTGTGGATAATAATCCATTTGAAAAAATGGGGTTAGCTACTCCTGAACCTAGATCACAAGTATGGTCTAAAGACATAATTGAAATGTTTAGGTTAAGAGCACTAAAAGAAGGTAAGCATAATATATCACTACTAATTGATATGTCTTACAATCTTGGTCAACGGCCCGGTGATCTTATAAAGCTACCTGTAAAAGCCTATAATCAAAAAGATGAGTATGTTACTATTAAACAACAGAAAACAGGTACTACTGTTCAAATCCCTGTCTATTCACCTTTTAAGGAACGTCTTAAGAATGAGATGAATAATAGGAATGTAAGACAATGGGGTACTTTCCTGCCTCAATATCACTACAGTCAATACAATAAAGATTATAGGCTAATTCGTGATCTATTGCTATTGCCTAATACTCTACAACTGAGAGACATTAGAAGAACAGTACTAACTGAGATTCTAGAAACTGGTGCAAGTGATGCACAAGGACAGTCAATCAGTGGACACGTTGACCGGGATCAGCTAAACACCTATGGCCCGTATAATTTGGCTATGGCAAGGTCTGCAATGGAGAAAAGATTTGGAATATCAAAGGCTTAACCAAATTAATTTTCCCTCTTGACAGATTAACTTTTGGGGGTATAATAGACCTGCGTTTAGCAGGCTTCTATCTACACTACCCCTCTAACCCTATAATAGAGAGATAAGACATGCTTCCTACTATACTACACCCCAAATTTATCTTTAGAGGTCTAGATGACTACAATAAAGATAACATCTATATTATTAAAGAGGTATCATGGTTTAAAGACAGAACAACTCCTACACCTATTAATAAGCTTTTAGCTTCAGTAGAAGCATTAGGTTTCATTCCTATTAATGAAGACTATGAGGCAAATGATAATACTTATGTTCATCAAGTAGCAGTAATGAATCATCCTAGTACTGGTGAAATGCATATTGGAATTGTAGGAGGGCCAGACTTTGATGTAATTAAGGCCTTGTATGAACCATTGGATAAGATAATTGAAGAGAAGGCACAGTTTAAACTTAACGTTCATCCTGTACATATAACGGAGCAATGAAAATGGATAATTCATTTCCTAGAGAAATTACGGAACAACAAGAAGATGGTACTTTTTATATAGTGTATGACCGGGAGTATGATGAAGTAAATTGGTATAGGGCTTATTTTAAGCGTTTTAATAAGGAATGGATTACTACTAATACTGGTGATGTTATCCATCCTACTCATTATGTCAATATATCCTACTCATTATGTCAATATAATGTGGTAATTAGACATGACATAACAATCTAGAGAGTTTGTTTATCCTAATGGTAAGAATATATTCGTTGTGTATTCCAAAGAGTTCGGATTACTTAAACTAGAAGATGAGCACCATAATGAAATTGTAATGCAAAAGCATACATTTGAAGATATTGTTCAATGGATTAAGGATAGTAGATGAGCTATAATGAGCAATTAACTACAGTTAGAAAACTTAAAGTCCATGACGGGGAATCATCTAGGTTTAACTGTCCATTTTGTAATGGATGGAATACATTAGGTGTGAGTAAAATAAATGGAGTCTTAGAATGGCATTGTTTTAAGTCTTCCTGTGTTGCTCATGGTATATCTGAGGACGGTATGTCAATTGCCGGGATGAGGGAAAAACTTACTTCAAAGGAATATAATAAACTCGACGCGCCTGTTAGTGGAAAACCAATACCAGAATTTCTTACAGTAGTTAGGTCAAACGAAGAAGTCTTAGATTATTTGAAATCAGTAAATTCATATCTATCTTATGAGAATAAACTGGTTGATATTAAGTTTTCACCTTCTGAAAATAGGGTAATGTTCCCAATACGAGACTCAAGGACTAAAAACGGTCCCATAATTGGATACTCTGGCCGTAGACTAGGCCATTATGGGGCTAAATGGGTAAAATATGGTGATCTTAGCTCATTTTTCGCTTGCGGAGTCGGTCCAGTTGGTGTATTAGTGGAGGATGCCCCTTCAGCCTGTGCGGTTGGCATCATTCCAGACTATACCGGAATCTCATTATTGGGGACAAATTTAACAGATAACTACAAACGTAGGATTATTGACAACTTCAATGAGGTAATCATATGCCTCGACCCTGATGCAAATATGAAAGCATTAGATATATCACGTAAACTATCAGGAACCATAAAAACTAATGTAATCTTCATCCCTGATGATCTTAAATACTATACACCAGAGAAAATAAAGGAACTATTAAATGGAAAAGATTGATATCCCTAACATTAAGTTTAATGAAGATGTTGATGCCGCTGTATTTAGTGACAATAAGCATCCTAACGACTTGTATGTTGTATATGGAACTGGCTACCATAGTGATGTTGATGAATACGATAGGGCTATGATGTCATATACTATGCGTGAACTTATCTCTGATGCAGAAGAAACTCTTGATTTTACCTTCACTGGTGATTTTAAGAGTTTTGCAGCAGAGCATCCGTTTACGGCGGATAAGGCAGAATATTCTAGCAATATTTTTAAAGCTCTTACTGGCGTATTTGTTGCCGCAACTAAGATCAACTAAGATCATGGTAATCAGATCAACTAGCTATGATTTAGCAGAGTATGACTTGTATTCTGATTATGCAGATCAGGTTATTTCAAAGAAAGAGTTTGAAGAAAAACTAAAGGCTCTTAAAGAGAAATACGAAAACTTAGAAATGAGTAATAAGAAATGAGTAGACTAACATTTAATATAGCTGATCTTCATGGTCGATCTGATATTCTTAACATGGCACTTAAAACGATCCGTAACTACATGGCAGATAAATACATGGCAGATAAGGATAAGTTTAATATTCCTAACATAGTATTCACAGGAAACTATATAGATCGGGGTCCTGATAGTAAGGGAGTTATTGATCGGCTTATTAAACTTACTAAAACTAAAACAGCCTATGGATTGAAATACAATAGTGTAGTTACTCTTAAGGGTAATCATGAATCCTTTATGCTAGATGCTTACCTAGGTATTGGCATAGACTTTTGGGTTATGTATAATGGTGGGGCTCAAACCTATAAATCATATGGTCTTGCTCCATTTACTGCTAATTATCAATTCCCTGAAGAACATATCAGGTTTGTTCTAGGTCTACCTTTGTATCGTGACGATGGTAAGCGTCTATATGTTCATGCAGGAGTAGATAACGGTAAATCTCTTGAAGATCAGGAAGAATCTAGACTTAGATGGAAGATGTATAATAGTCACCCGTCTAGACTATCACAAAGAGAAGATGGTCTAGAGGATAGTGATATGTACAATATCTATGGCGAAACTCATGATATGGATATTGGAGTTAGACATGTAGTTCATGGTCATCATCAGTTTGAAGACGGGCCAATGCTATTCACAAATAGGTCTAATTTCGATACATTAGCTTGGTATACTGGTAGACTAGTTATCGGAGTATTCGATAGTGATACAAAGGGTGGTCCAATTGATACCATTGAAGTTAACGGTTCACACTACAACAGAAGATATCGTTAATGCGTGAGGAAAGGGAATAAAAATAATGGCGAAGAATAGAGAACTGATTTCTTTACGTGAACGTGTTCGGGGGCTTAATAAGCGGAATAAGCAGCTTGTTAGTGGCCTTAACAGCGCACATGAGGGACTACATTACTGGAAAGATAGGGCTTTGTTCCTAGAGGATAGTCTTAAGTACAGCCTTAAAACAACAGATGATATCTTTAATGCGTGAGGAATATGTCTTATCATTAGAAGATTATACCTTCTTAGTTGAATATGCTAATAGACTAGACAAATTTGATAGATTGGATAATATATTCCCTTCAGAAAATATGTCTGGTGTTAAGTTAGCATGGATAGAACTAGGAAAAAAGTACAAGTTCAATCCTTGGACAGTAGAAAAATTACCCAACTCATATTATAAATTCACAGCAGAAAGTGTAGCATAATGACAATTACTAAATCACATAATGATCCGTCCCTTGTTTGGAAACAGTGGACAGGTGGAGAAAATCCAATTAAGCCCGGTGAATATTTTCATCTTAGGTTCCGGGGAGACTCTGATCCTGATCTTAAAGAGTTTATGAATATTATGCTACCTCCACCAATGCAAGGCGATTATGAAGAGGCAACCCATCTAGTGTGGAAGCATCACAGTGCTAATTCCATTATGTATGTCGGTGATATTGTTGAATACGCGGTATTTAAGTAAGGGATAATATAATAGATAAGCAGATTTTAAAGAGCCTGCTATCCTATGACTTTTGGAGCGATCATAAAGCACAAGTGGTCGCTCCACTTTTTTCTGAGGAACTTAGAGAACTGTTTGAAGTTATTGTAGCCGCTCATAATAAGTATCACAAAGACGTTTCAACTGATGAGCTACTAGCATTATGGAAGGATGAAAATCCTGTTGCAACTCGTGCTGAAGTAGACGCAGTTTCTAATATAGTAGCTGATATAGAGCTACAAGAAGTTATGTCAGATGATGTAACCTCTGATGTAATTGACGGATTATGGAAAAGAGAGATAGGCCGTAACATTGCTGGTCTAGGTATATCTATATCTGAAGGTCGTACTGAGGCTTTTGAAAAGCTAAAACGACTATTAGAACAGGTTGATGCTGGTTTTACTCCTGATGATTTCGGAGAGCTAGTATCAAACGACATACTTGCATTGTTAGCAGTTAGTGATGACGCTAATAGATGGAAGTTTAATATCAGTTCCCTATCAAATAGGGTATATGGTATTGGCCCTGCCGAATTTATGATTGTATTTGCTAGACCGGAGACAGGTAAAACTGCTTTCGGTGTTAGTCTTGCTTGCGCTCCCGGTGGGTGGATTGATCAAGGCGCTAAGGTCGTATACCTAGTTAATGAAGAAGCTGCTATTCGTACAAAGTTACGGGCAGTCTCAGCTTATACAGGTATGAGTAAAGAGCAAATAGTAAAGGCTCCATTACTTGCAAATAGTAAGTTCTCAGAAATAGCAGATAGATGCATTATCCATGACTCTCATGGTTGGGATACAGTTAAGCTTGAGGCATTCTTAGAGCTACACAAGCCTGATATCGTAGTAATTGATCAGCTTGATAAGATTAACATTGATACCAATCAAGAAGGCCATGCCAAGCTTAGAGAGTTGTACATCTGGTTTCGAACTTACCTTTCAAAACATACAATAGCTGGAATAGGATTATCACAGGCTTCTATTGAGGCGGATAATAAAACTATTCTACTTCCTAATATGATGGAAGGATCAAAGACTGGTAAATACGCAGAAGGTGATCTGATTATTGGTATTGGTAAGATGCCAGATAATGCTGATGGTACTCCTGAACTACTTAGGTATCTTACAGTTGGTAAGAATAAGTTAAATGGGTATCATGGAACAGAGATTTGTAAGATTGAACCGGAGATAAGTAGATATGTCAATTAAATACTTAGTACTTGATATTGAAAACTCTGTACAATTCATTGAAGAAGTAGATGAAGATGGAAAGATCAAGAAGGTAATTGATAACGCCCCATTCAATCCATTAAACAAGTTAGTAGCTGTAGGTTGGGTTACTGTAGTTGACAGTGTATTAGGAGAATACAACAAGTCATTCTTCAATCATAATGATCTTACAGAGTTTGACACTAAGGAACGACTACAACAAGCTATTGATGACTGTGATGTAATTGTAGGTCATAACGTCAAATATGATATAATGTGGCTTATCGAATCGGGGTTTGACCTTGATGGTAAGGATGCATATGACACTATGATTGGGGAATACATTCTTGCTCGTGGAGTAAGGGCCAAGCTTAGCCTAGAATATGTATCTCAGAATAGAGACGTAACTCATAAGAAAGCTGACCTTGTTAATGGTTATTTCAAGAGTGGTGTTGGTTTTGAAGAAATCCCGTATCCTATTGTTGACGAGTATCTTGAAGCAGACGTAATGTCAACTGCCGAAATTTTAGTTAAGCAACTTTCTGACTGGCTTAGACCAGAGAATTCATCACTTACTACAATTGTAACTCTGATGAATGAAATGCTACTATTCTTAGTAGAGATTGAGCGTAACGGTATTGCGATTGATACTGAAGAACTAGCACGAATTGAGAAGGACTATATCAGTGAACGTGATTCTCTTGAAACTGATCTGAATATAATTGGTCAAGAGGTATTAGGCGATACTCCGTTTAGTCTAACATCACCCGTAGATATTTCAAAGATTGTATATAGTAGGGAAGTTACTAATCCTGAATTACATAAGTCCTCATTTAATCTTGGACTAGTAAATGGGAAAAAACAGTATCCACCATATCTTACTAATACTGCTTTTGGTGATATTGTTAGACAAACTACAAATATCATTCGTAAGACAAAAGCAGACCAATGTACTGTTTGTTATGGTAAGGGATTTATAAGAAAGGCAAAGAAGGATGGTTCCCCGTTTAAGAATGATAGTAAGTGTGCTACATGCGAGGGAAGGGGGTTTACCCTATCAGATACATCGGCTGTAGCAGGCCTTAAGCTAGTACCGGAGGGGGCACAAGATGCGTCTGTACATGGCTTCAGTGTCTCTAAGGTGCAGTTTGACCGTCTTACCAGGCAGGCAGAAGTTTCTGGTAAGGATAAGGCCAAAGAATTCCTTGAAAAGAAGAAACGACTAAATGCTGTTAATACTTATCTAAATTCATTCGTAGAAGGTATTAAAAGGTGGACAAGAGAAGACAATATACTTCACCCTAATTTTAATCAGACTGTTGCTAGAACTGGTAGACTATCTTCATCTAGACCTAATTTTCAGAATCAACCTAAAGAACGTAAGTTCCCTATTCGTGGTTGTGTGATTAGTAGGTTTAAAGATGGTGTTATTACTGAATGTGATTTCAGTGGTCTAGAATTCGTTGTTGCTGGTGAACTGTCTCGTGATCCTCAAATCATTCAAGATATTAATGATGGTAAGGATATTCATAGACAGACAGCTTCTATTGTTCATAGAAAGCCTAAAGAGGATATTACTAAAGATGAACGCAATGAGGTTAAACCTTACACATTTGCCCCGCTCTATGGTGGACAGGGTGCATCAGAGCCCGATCACATTAAGAAGTACTTTAATGAATTCTTCAAAATCTACAAGCGTCATGGGGAATGGCAAGTAGAACAAATGGAAGGGGTTCTAAATGATGGCTTTATTAGAACTCCATCTGGTAGAGAATATATGTTCCCCGGAACTAAAAGAACTAGAAATGGACGTACTACTAATGCTACTGCTATTGTTAATTATCCGGTGCAGGGATTTGCTACTGGCGATATTGTTCCTCTAGCTTGTATTAGAGCTTTCGATGAGTTTAAACGTAGGGAGCTAAAATCAGTACTTATTCTAACTGTACATGATAGTATTGTTGCTGATACTCACCCTGATGAAAAAGATGAGGTTAAAGAAATCCTAGAGTGGGCTACTACTGGTTGCCCGATTGAAATCAAAGAACGTTGGAATTACGACATGGTATTACCTCTTAAGTCTGAAACTGCTAGAGGTATTAACTGGATGGAATTGGAGACTGTATAAATGGAAGATATTGATGAACTAGAGAAGTATAAAGGTAATCTTATAAGAGAGGTTCATGAGGTAGAGTACAAGAATAACGAGTTGCGTATAGAACTAGAAGATAAGGATGACCATATACTAACCCTACAACGCTTCTTGAATTCCTTACTACTTAATATGCCTATTGATATTGTATATAACACTACACACTATTATGATATTGCTAAAGCGATACAAGCAAGACTGGATAGATTGGAAGGATTAGATAAATGAGAATAGTTGATAATGAAGTGATCATCACTATAAAAGAATATTATGGATTACTAAGAGATTCTGAAATCTTATTGAGAGTAGGTGGAGTTGATACTTGGGATTGGGATGGGTACGGGGATTCAATATGGAGTAAGGATTTCAATTATGAATCTATGGATGATTGGGAACTTAGAACCAAAAAAGAATTGGGCCTTTCCGACTAGAATTTGGCTTGACATGGCCGGAAATACCCGGTATAGTACCTGTTCCCTCATGGGGATTGGAGCGGTATATAGACACATAATACCAACAAATATAAAAGGACTAAATGACAAAAAATCTCCCAGCACAAATTAATCAAGCAGAACTAGACGCCTTCATTTCCGATAACAGACTATCGGCTGAAGACCTATCAGGTGGAGGTGATTTTCTACCTCAACTTAGAATTGAGTATACAGACGAAGTAGAGTTTAACGGCGAGAAACTAGAAGTTAAGCCCGGACTCTTTACATTATCAGGACAGGAAGTACCGTCCTATGCTAAGAATGTAACCTTCCGCCCACTACTACAAACATACCAGTACATTAACTTTGATAGCGTCAAGAAGGTCGTTGTCAATAGATCAGTTCTGTTTAATGACTTCTCAGAAGAAGCACGAGACGAACTAGGTACTCTGCGTTGTGGTAAGCCAGAGGGTAAGGTTCTTAGAGACAATCCATCACTTAAAAAGAAGTATGAAGATATTAAGCTTTACCGTTCTGTTGACGGACTAGTATCCTATAATGGTACTGATCCTAAGGGGAATGAAGTAAAGGTTGAGAATATCCTTTGCACATTTAGAGGCAAGGGGGCTAACTTCATGCCGTTTAGTGAGGAATATACTAAGCTGATGCCTAAGGGTTCCCTACTATGGGACTTCAATCTGAAGCTTGGTGTTACTCGCCATAAGAATGATCCTAGTAGCGCTGTATACTACTATGTAGCTCGTTTTGATCCTGACTTCACTAACAAGCTAACTCTTGATATTGATACCTTTGGTCAAGTTAAGGAACTTAAGCGTCGTATTGATGCGACTAATAAGGAAATTAATAAGAAGTATTACCAAGCTCTTGAGGAACATAGTGTTACCGCACAGGCTGAAAAGGTAATTGAAGGCAATCTTAATGAAGATTTCGATGATGATGAGGAAGTATAAGAATAATGCATGACTCAACATTTGAATATCTAAAGCCTACAGAAGAACAAATAGAAACTATGGCTACTGTTAGAGCAGCCACTAAGACATTCTATACTGTTCTTGAGGATAATTTACCATTAGGTCCAGATAGAACATACACACTACGGACACTGCGTACTGTAGGAATGTGGGCTAATGTTTCTATCACAAGAACAGAAGATGGTACTCCTAGAAAATAATGGCAGACACTGGATTTAATGAAATTCAAACTGCTATTCATATGACTCTTGATCGGCTCTCTAATAATGAGCCGGTCGAGGTTGATGAAAAGTGGATTGATGAGGCGGCAGAGCAATTTAAAGCCTCTCTTAAACGGCAATTAGTTCCTAGGTCTGAAGAGTTCAGACTACGAATGTCTAATCTAGGAAAGCCACTATGTCAGCTTCAAAACGAACAGGAGAAAGCTCCTAAGGGCCGTATGCCATACAACCATATCATGCGAATGATTATTGGTGATGCTGTAGAAGCGGCTATGCTTGTTGTGATCAAAGCATCAGATGTTAATTTAACAGATCAAAAATCCCAAGTTAGTATGAAGATTAATTCAACTCTTGTTAGAGGTGAGGATGATCTACAAATTGATGGTAAGGTATGGGACGTTAAATCTTCAGCACCTTGGGCCTTTGCTAATAAATGGGCGTATGGTTGGAATGGTGTATATGAAGGGGATACATTCGGATATGTAGAGCAACTATATGGTTATGCTACTGCCCAAGGAAAAGAAATGGGTGGATGGATAGTTGTTGATAAGTCTTCTGGCGAAATTAAAGTAGTTGAAGCAAATCCCACAGCATCACAGCTTAATAGCATTAAAGAGAAAGTCAACTTTACTGAAAGAGCATTAGCTACAAAGATGCCTTTTAAACGAGGGTTTGAAGAACAGCCGGAAACATTTTATAAAAAGCCAACAGGTAATATGTTAGTTCCTAGAACCTGTACGTTTTGTAACTTCTTGGGACACTGTTGGCCAGATGCTACTCTTAAACCTAAAGCAAGATCAACTGCAAAGGTAGTAAATCCTGTATGGTACAGTCAGTGGACGAAAGAAGAGTAAAGGATGATAGAAAGTATTGTGGTAATCACCAACCACCTATCAAACCATATAGTATAAGAGACAAGGTGTACATTATATCCCTCTTTAAGTATGGTGAAGGTGAGCCAGCATTCTTTGAAACAATTATACTGGCTAATACTTCCGATCATGCATTATTCTATTACACAAAGTCAAAAGATAAATTACCTGAACATAAAGCCATTAGCATAAAGCTACAAGGAGAGTAAAATGGATGATAAACTAAAGAGTGATTTCTGGAATATTAAGTACTACGGACTTATTGAATCAAAGGTTGTATTTGACGAACCTGTAAATCAAGAAACTGCTCTAGATTACTTTTATACTTACAAGCATCAAGATGTAACAGAATCACATGAGATTTGTATTGATGAAGTAGTCGATATGGAAGCCATCGGTGAGATTGTAATTGACTGAAATACCTGTACGTCTAAGAGATAAGGGATCATGGCGGCATGTAGATGGTGGATTGAATCTAACTAAAAAGAGGTTAGGTGATTTCTTATATTCTCTGTTGTCTCATGGTGTACATATAGGGGGCTGGTATGTATTTGATCGTAGATATAGATTCACACATGTATCAGCCGCTATATACTTAACAAAAGAAATGGAACAGGAAGTAATGAATGATTGCCCTTGGTTGATCTTAGTTGACCCGCCTGTAATTAGTTTAAATTAATGAAAACACAATCAGCTAAAGCTAAAGGTAGGAAGCTACAACAATGGGTTAGGGATAAGCTATTGTATGAATTTGACTTAGATGAAGGTGAGGTTATTTCAACGTCTATGGGTGCTGGCGGTATGGATATTCAATTATCACCAAAAGCAAGGACACTAATACCTCTAGCTATTGAATGTAAGGCCCATCATAAGTTTGCTGTGTATTCTATGTATGAGCAGGCTATTAGTAATAGTAAAAACCTAGAACCTGTTGTAATTATAAAAGGCGATAGGAAAAAACCTTTAGCCCTAGTTGATGCTGAATACCTGTTTGCGTTACTACATAAGTCTAATTATAGTGGAATAGCATAATGCCAGTAAGTAATAGACGGCTACGTCATGGATATGACATTAAGAAGGATTTGAATTATCTTGATGTTAAGATATGGATGCCGACTGATGTTAATAATGCACCGATAATTAAGGCTTTTGCTGTATTCGTAGACTTGATAGTAAGAGCAAACAAACTGGATAAATATAACCGAAAGAGTAAATATGACACTTAAAGAAGGCGATATATTTTATAATGACGAGGGTAGCCCCCTAAAGGTACTGAAAGTTTATTTTGATGCTTCATTTTTAGCTTCGTATAATCTAGAAGAAGAATTTAAAGTTGATGAGGAACACAGATATGAAGCATTCAATGATGTAAATCTGTATGCACCTAAGACTACCACTCTACAACCTTCATACGTTGGTCAAGATGGTGCTAATGGTATGAAGTATGATAACGGTAAAGTTCTAGCTTCAATTATTATTGATGATTTTCCTAGGGCGCTGAATGCTGTAGCACAAATTGCAACATATGGAGCTAATAAGTATGCTAGGTCATCATGGACTACCGTTCCTGATGCTGAAACTAGATACCGTGATGCTATGGTACGACACCAATTAGCCTTTAGTACTGAAGGATTGTATTCTATAGATGAGGAAAGTGGACTACTGCATCTTGCTCATTTCGCATGGAATGCTTTAGCTATACTAGAACTACAGGAGTTAAAGAAGGACAAGAGCCATAGCAACAATTGAAGATCAGATTGACGAGTTACAACAGGCACCAGATAACAGGCTAAGTTCATATGAAGTTAGAGTAAGACGACTATTAGTAGACATATATGAATTACTTGCAGACCTTCAAATCCAGAATAGAGATTTAAGTAACAGAATTGAGAGCTTGTCAACCGACATAATTAAAGAATTGCCAGTAATTCCTACTGGTAAAAAGACAAAGAAATCTGTATAATAAAGGATTACACTAAATGAAAAGAATAGCTTCTTCTAAGAGGCTGTCTTCAGGAAAGTATGTCAATTTATCCGAACTAACTAAAGATGATATTGATATTGCAGATATTTCACGCTCACTGAATTATATCTATAGATTTACTGGGCATTGGAAAGATAAGGAACCGCTAACTGTAGCACAACATACACGGTTAGCGGTTCATCTTTCTGGAATTCTATTTCCTGATGATGCGCTTATTAAGTTAGACGTAACAATTCATGATTTTGCAGAAGCCTATACAGGTGATGTAGCTACCCCACTCAAAAAGCTATTTGGTATTGGGTTTAAAGATTATGAAAAGGCAATTGAAGATGTTGTCTATGAAAAGCTTTGGGTTGCTAGTAGCCCGCACACAAAAGAAATCTATGAAGCTAGAAAAATCTGTGATCTATTAGCTCTTGATATTGAGCGTAGAAATCTTTGGTCAAGTCAAACTGGTAAGGATAATTGGCCGGATATTCCACATGAAGGATTATTCTCAGTAAAAGAAAAGAAAGATATTTTTGATACTATTGCTAAGGAACGTTATGTTGATATTGAAGCAATGTATTATGACGCAATAAAAGGACTTAAATGAAACTAACATTCGAAGACTATCAAGCAATGTCAGAAGAAACGGCAATCTATCCGGGTAAGGGTAGCCTAGTAGGACTTATGTATGTGGGACTTGGACTAGGAGAGTCTGGTGAAGCCCAAGGTAAGATTAAGAAGATTCTACGTGATGATTTCGATAATGAAGATATCGACGCTATCGGTTTGCTAGCTCTTAATAGTGTTCTCACTAATGAGAAGAAGTATGACCTTAAGAAAGAATTAGGTGATCAGCTATGGTATATAGCACAAGCTGCTACAGAGCTTGACCTATCACTAGAAGATATTGCTTCTGCTAATCTAGAAAAGCTACAATCTCGTAAAGAACGTGGAGTACTGAAAGGATCAGGTGATGACAGATAAGAAAAAGAAAGCTACAGATATAGAATGGCTACGGTATTTCTTTGACAATGCAGACTTTGGACCAGCGCATGAAGATGTTGTTAGTATCCTAGTTGACTCATTTGAAAGCGATACTGGTAAGCTAGTCCCTTCAAAGTATGATTATAGGAAGTATTAATATGCCACAATTCATAGACATTGATGATCCCCGCGTAGTAAAGATTGCTTTAGATGTTAAAGAAAAAAACAGCAGTAGACGTGAATTTGTAACGGCATTAGAAGACCTAGAAATTTCTGAGGATATGATTGATGACATTATCGAATGGTATAGAGGGTATTACCGCCACTAACACGCCTTATTATGTATTTGCCTATCTAGATGCTTTGCGAGATAGCGGAGTAACCAATATGTTTGGCTCAAGTAGGTATGTAGTTGAAGACTTTAATATCAGTAAAGAAGTAGCTGATGCATTAGTAGGAGCATGGATGAGAACCTTTGATGGAGAATCCTCTATTGAAGATAGATTAAGAAACGTACAATAAAAAGAATTGGAGAAAAATGTACAAAAGCAACCTGAACCCTATGTTTCGAAGTAAATTTTCTGAGGACATATTTAACCAAAAATACAAACATGAGCGAGCCGAAACGTGGGAGCAGCTAGCAGAAACACTAGTAAAAGATGTTAATGGTACTCTAGACATATATCAGCCCGGAGTAATAATTTCTAATAATGACGGCCACCTATCTAAGACTGAAGAAGATCAATTAATTCAATATATTAAGGAATTAAAATTCATTCCCGGTGGAAGATATCTGTATTATGCTGGACGAAAGAAAAAGTTCTTTAATAACTGCTTCCTTCTAAAGTCAGAGAAAGATACAAGAGAAGATTGGGCCGATCTATCGTGGAAAGCTGAAAGCTGCCTTATGACTGGTGGCGGTATTGGAAATGATTATTCCGTCTATCGTGGTAAAGGTCATACTCTAAGCCAAACAGGCGGTCTATCTTCTGGTCCTATTCCTAAGATGAATATGATTAATGAGATTGGGCGTAATGTAATGCAAGGCGGATCAAGACGATCTGCTATCTATGCTTCCTTGAATTGGCAGCATGATGATATTGATGCTTTTCTAGTTGCTAAAGACTGGAAGAATATGATGGTTGGAGATACTGGAAAGTCTCTATGGGATATCAAGCAAAACGATTTCAATTTCCCTGCACAATTAGACATGACTAATATTAGTGTTAACTATGACACTGCATGGCTTAAGAACTACTGGAATACAGGTAAAGTTGGTGAGGTATTCTCTAAGAATGTTCGACAAGCTCTAGAGACTAGTGAACCGGGATTTTCATTTAACTTCTTTGATAAAGAGAATGAGACATTACGAAATGCGTGTACTGAAGTAACCTCAGAAGATGATAGTGATGTATGTAATCTAGGCTCTATCAATATGGGTCGAATTGATAATATTACTGAGTTCATTGATATCATTACTCTATCAACTAAATTCTTGTTACTTGGTACGTTACGTGCTGATCTACCTTATGATAAGGTGTATGAGACACGAGAAAAGAACCGCCGATTAGGTCTTGGCTTAATGGGTATCCACGAATGGCTAATTAAAAAAGGCTATAAATATGAAGTCGTTCCAGAACTTAAGAAATGGCTTAAAGCGTATGAATCACAGTCTGATAACGTTAGTAGGACTTATGCCGATCAACTGGGAATTAGTCGTCCTGTCGCAAACCGTGCTATTGCCCCAACAGGAAGCATAGGTATCCTAGCAGGTACTACTACTGGTATTGAGCCTATCTTTGCTGTAGCATACAAGAGACGCTATCTTACTTCAGGTACTAAATGGAAGTACCAATATGTAGTCGATAGTGCAGCACAAGAAATGATTGATATCTATGGGGTTAATCCAGATGAAATTGAAAGTGCCTTAACTCTTGCTGAAGATTATGAACGTAGAATTAAGTTCCAAGCAGACATTCAAGACTTTGTTGATATGTCAATTTCATCTACTATTAACTTACCAGCTTGGGGTAGTACTCTAAATAATGAAGACACGGTTGAAGGCTTCTCTAATACTCTAGCATCCTATGCTCATAGGCTTAGAGGATTTACTGCATATGCGGATGGATCAAGAGGCGGTCAACCATTAACTAGCGTACCATATCTAGAAGCTAAAGAAAAACTAGGTGAGGTATTTGAAGAAGGAATTTCTACCCATGATATTTGTGTTATCGGTAAAGGTGGAGAGTCTGGTTGTAACTAATGAGGAACCCTGTACAGAAGATGTACACGGATGCCAAACTAAGAGCAGCTAAAAGGGGATTTGATTTTAATATTGATATTGCAGATATACAAATACCTGAACAATGTCCAATATTAGGATTGACTTTAATGCACAATAAAGGTCATAGTAAATCAAACTCACCTTCCATAGATAGATTAGATAATACTAAGGGATATGTAAAAGGCAATGTATGGGTTATTAGCACTCTGGCTAATAATATGAAAAATTCAGCCGGATTTAAAGATTTGCATATTTTTGCTGATTGGGTGAAGGCCAACATTCCCCTTGACAAGCCCGGAGCTATCCCGTAGTATCCCCCCAATGCCCGTTCATTCTAGTATTCATATGTTCAGCATACGCAGTTAATAGTCTCTTAAGAGTGAACGGGCATACTCTCCTAATAATTTAATAAGAACACTTAAGGAGCTAATATGCAGTATATTAATAAGAAGGCCTTTGATAGAGGCTTCAAAGATTTTAAAAGCGGTTCTCTATGGGATAATCCATATGATGCCGCTTTATGGGATGGTAAGGAATGGATGAGGGGTCAAAACTACGCCTTCTCTATTGTCCTTGGTAGAAACCTTCAAAGAGAGAGATATAGGAAAACACTCAATGCATAAGTTTAAAGTAGGCGATAGGGTTGTACGTAGTGTTTCTGATCATCATACAAGTGTATTTGATGTTGGAGATACGGGGACTGTAATAGGCGCTATTGATCCTGCTACGTATTATGTTAGGGCAGATAAGACGGGTAATGTTCATTACTGTACGGAAAAGTATCTAGAGAAAGTCTACAGTAAGCCTACAAAGTATAATATGTTAGTTCCTCCTAATCCTAGGCCAACTCTTACTCTTAGAACTACTTCCGTTGAGATTAATGGGCATACAATTAATGTAGAGACTTTCGGTTCCGTTAATTCAGAAGAAGTTCTTATTGATGTTGATCCTAAAATTTCTAGATGGAGTGAAAAGTCTCTAAGAGAAACAGCAGAACTATTCATTGAAATTGCAGATGCACTAAAGGAAGTAAATGGTTAAATCATTAGCAGTACTTGGTCTAGTGGTACTATTACCAGTATTTGGATTAGGTATCTACTGGCTAACTATGGTTCCCAGTGGTGCAGTTCCATTCTTGAATGTTGATCCTAATGCTACTGGTGCAACTAGAGACTAATGTCTGACAGGGTGTATGTAACCATAATCTTCCACTGTCTTATTGTGGATAGTGTTAGCACCACAAGTCTAAAGGAACAGAGTATGAAATTTTCTAGTAGGCTTAATGAGGATTATCCTGATAAGAAATCTATTGATAATCTGACTATTAATACAATGAAAGATATGTCTCTTTATGCTCCTATGGGATATTTCCAGAAAGGGTCAAATCTAGTTATGTATTTTTTCAGTCTTCTTGATCCTTCAATGTCGAATGAAGACTGGAAGATTTTTGAAACTGAATATGACAAACGTGTAACCGAAGAAAAGGAAAAAGTAAATGGCAAGACTAAACTTAACTAGGAAAACTATTTCTAGTCTTCTAAAGGACTTTGGTACTAAGGTTCATGATCTGGGACTAGTTGTTGAAGAAGAACAGATCCGTATTGATTTTATTGATAAGACTAAAGAGCATACTAAAGAGCTATCTCTAGCTCGTAAGGTTGCTAAGAATACTAGTGCCATAATTGGCGAGGATGATAGTGGGGTTTCAAATGGTTAATTCAAAGATTACAGAAACGATTACGCCAGTAGATAATACTATTACGTATCCTACATTGCGTGAGTATAATAGTATTTTTAATCTTAGCCCCGATAAACGTCTGATTGTACTGTTTACTACTGAGACTTATGGTACTGTAGTTTTCAATAGCCGGCCAACTATGCAACATCTTAAAGTTGGTAGGCAGTATATACTTAGTGACGCTACAACTGAATACAGAGAGTTTAAAGGTACTGTTATTCTTAGTAATGAGGAATTTGACTAATGGCTAGAACATTCTTTGCATCTGATCATCACCTAAATCATACTAAGATCATTACCTTTACTGATGCGTATGGAAATAGAATTAGGGGGTTCAATACCATTGAAGGCCATAATAATTATGTAATCAGCAATCATAATGATGTTGTCACTGATGAAGACACCGTGTATTTCCTAGGTGATCTTGTGTGGAAGACTAATAAGGAAAGTCTAGCACTTGTAAGTCAGCTTAAAGGTAAGAAGCGTATTTGTGTTGGTAATCATGATAACGCTGATTGGCTATTCCGTACCCAACTGTTTGAGCGGGTATATCTATGGAAGTATTTCCCTGATCATAGCCTGATTGCTAGCCATGTACCCCTGACTGATGCTGATCTTAAGCGGACAGGTCATAACGTTCATGGTCATACACATCAGAAAAGTGCTGTTGAGCTAGGGTATGGTACTGATTTTCATAAGTATACAAATGTGTCAATGGAGGCTATTGATTATAGACCTATTGCTCTAGAGGATATTTATTAAATGGTAGATAAGAAAACAATTGAGAAGAATATTAAAAACTGGATCAAGGCACTAGAGAGTGGTGAATATACCCAAGGAAAAAGGGCATTGAAGGATCTTTTTGGTTCATACTGTTGTCTTGGATTAGCATGTGAGCATGTTCTAGGACTAGAGCCGAAGCTGTACAATAGCTTCTTCTTTGAGGAAGAACAGGGCGGAGTTCTAACTCGTTCTCAAGCTGATCAACTAGGATTAAATCACAGTGAGGGTGTCTATGGTGAGTCTTCACTAGTTTCAGATAATGATGACTATAATAGATCATTTAAAGACATAGCTACAATTATTCGTAGTCAGCCTGATGGATTGTTTAAAGAACACTATAACCTAGATGACTAAGTAATAGTAAATGTATTAGAGGTGTTCTTTACCTCTTTAGCAACTACATTTACGTTTAACGTCCATGTAGTAACTGCCCTATATTTACCCGGCTCTGATGGAATGCAATTGGTTGGATACGTCCACCAGTCAAGCGTCACAGGGTCGGGTAAATCATTATCAGTGTCATAGTTATTGTGTCCATAGGCTGAACATACTCCTGTAAATCTACCCTTACTTTGTTCTTGTTCAATATTAACTACCTATATACCTACATATGTATAGTTCTATCAACTTCCATTACTGGTAATTTCACCTAAAGCTGTGTCATGTATGTATACTGATTCAACTTCATACCATAAGGATACAGGAATAAGATGCTGACTATAAGATAGTAAAATAGTAGCTACCCATAGACCGAGTAATACTATTTCCCATCTTATGTTGATCTTATTTCTTATCGTTTTTAGTCCCGCCATTTTTCCATACCTTAAACCATTCTAATGCCTCTTTTGGATTGTCTAATATTGATAACGCCCATCTAGCTATACTCTCACCAGTTAAAGCAACAATAGCTGTTACTCCTACTTTATGTATATCAGGGTCTAAATTTAAATACGCTACTACGCTATCTGTGAATACAACAGCAAAGAATATTGCTGAAGCAAAGGATACTATAGATTTAACAAATCCTACCCACGGCGTTAATATAATACGGATGACTCCGGCTCCTATTGTAGTTAGCCAGAAACTTAAGTCGTGGTTGAAGAGGTTCATACATTATCCCATTCGCCAGTTGTTTGATTGAATTTTTGCCATCTTCCATTAACTAAACGTCTTCCATTGAAGACGCGATAAGGGAAAGGAATAGGATACTTTGTTTCATTGTATTTAACTATTTTTTCTTGCTTTAGTTGTTCTCTAGGCCATATAACAGCAATTAAAGTAACTATGATACCGACTATACCAGCTACACCCGGCCATCCTGCAATCTTATGAATGAGTACTAGGATATCTTTGAGTCTCCATAATAATCCAATTATGAAAGTAACTGCAAAGAATCCTAGCAACCACCATGCCCAAGCCGGGATCATGTTTGTTATAGAGCCTATAGGGTCAAATAGTATGTCTAGCATTTACTTAGCTTTTCTACTATCAAAGAATAAGTATAGTCCTACTCCAAATGCTACTACCATAATAAAGGCAAACACCCAAGGGACAGGCCCCATACCATTGCTGAATGCAGCGGCTACTGTTGAGGCAATACCAGCACCCCAACTGACTGATTCTTTGGTCACTAGGGCAGGCACAGTAGGCCCTACAGCGACGTTTGAAGATGAAACGAACTCACCCTTAGCCCACAGACCCGCCTCCGCAGCACGGCGATTTACAAGGCCCTTCATTGGCTTTCCATCATTATTAATCCATTTAGCTAACTCTGATGGTACTCGTGCATAATTACCTTTATTCAATTCTCTAACAAGTGTTGATTTTGAAAAGGCACCTACACCAATATTATGTACGAAAGAGCTTAATGCACCGTACTGATTATCTGATAGTTCTACTGTAACATATTTATCAACTGCCTCAGTAGCTTCTTTAAGATCGTGTACTAGAAGTTCTTCTGCTTTAGCTTCACTAATAGTAAGACCTTTATACACCTTAAAGAAGTCATCTGAAGTATGGCCATATCCAATAGTCCAAGGATGTCCATTACTAGAGCCGGGATCAGGATAGGCTGTTAGCTCTATCCCTTCCCATTGTTTGATTAGTGCAATTGATTCTTTATTTAAATTTCGTGTCATTTATTATTCCTTTGTTGTTTGATTTGGATCAGAGTACAGACCTTGTTTCCTAATAAACCCATCTTCATCGAAGTAGAATTCATTTTCATCCATGTATGAGTCTAGATCAAATGCTTCATCAGTTTGTTGATCAGTTGTACGTTGTTCTAGAGCAAAGGCTTTACCCATTCTATCAGTAGCAATTCTAGTAGTTCCGCTAGTTATGTTATCCACATAAATTCTGATCTTGTCAGGGATACGGAGCCCTGTAGGGTCTTTAGCAAAGTACTTCAATGCATCTATTGCCGTTTCAGGATTAGTAGATAGGGTTCCCATAATTTCCCTAGCAGCAGCAAGTCTAGATTCTTCAATACCTTGTGTTAAAAGCGCACCAGCACTCTTAAGTCTAGTACCTGTTCTATTAAGAGGTCCGACTGTGAAGTTAACTAATGCGTTGATACCCTGTCTAATAGTAGTATCCATAGCAGTGTTTGATCCGAATGGATTAGGTCTAGAACCTCTAATATTTAGTGACAGATTACCTAGTTCCATAAGCTGATAGATAGCTGTTTGAACATCAGGATTATCAGGGAATACTTGTTTAATCAGTTCAACATCACCACTAGAATTACCTTCTACCGCTCTTTTAAGCGCACCCTTTGATGCATCCTTAATAGAGTTACCTTCAGCATCCATAGCAATTGAAGTACCGGCAAAGTAACGGTCTTGTAAGAATCGTAGGAATTCAGATTGGACTCCCTCTTTAGCAAGAATATCACCGCTAGCATCCATCTTTTCCATTAGCTGTTTAACAATATCTGGACCATCTTTATGTCCAAACAGTTCTTTAAATCCTCCACCAGTTTCTAACTTAGTAGCAATATCACCATTACCAGTTAGATTAGCAATGAAGAATCTGGCAGAACTTCTACGAGTTTCTTCAATTACATCGGTATATGCTTGTTGTGCTGATTTAAGGGCAGTATCCATATCATCCATATTAGCATCAGCCATTCGTAGATTTGAAATAGCATCACGAATTTTTACAGAAGTAGCAGGATCAGTAGCGTCTAATGTTTTAAGTTGCGGCTCAATAGCACCCCATAGAACTTCGGCATTCATAGGCTTACCACTCTCAGCAGACTTAACAGCAACATTAAGACCTTCAGCTAGAAGAGCCTTAGTAACTTGCTCATTGCCGTTAGCTACTTCAGAACTAAATGCCTCAACGAACTTTTGTACATATCCCGGTCCATTAGGGGCTCTAGCAGCCGCAAAAGCATCCTCACCAGCCTTATAGACGTTCTCTACACCCTGTAGGCCATTTCCATAGTCTTTAGGAGTACGGGCAATGGTGTCATAATCAGCTAGAGGCTTAATACCGTGCCATGTTTCTGAGAACTTCTTATACGAATCAAACGCGCCTTTAATAGTAGGATCACCAGACTTATTAACAAGAAGATCAAGTTCATCTCTAAGGACTACAAGCTGTTCAACAACGCTCATATCACCTGCGTCTTTAGCAGCGGATATTCTCTTTGATAGCTTAGGTCTTATGTCTTTAATAATAGTAGACACATCTGTACGACCATTAGCTTCTAGTAGTTTAGCTAATTCATCAATATCATCTACAGGCGTCATTCCACCAGCACTAGTAGGAATGTTAAAGTCTTGAAGTGCATTAGTTTCTTTTGAAGCCTTAGAAATAACTTCTGCTAATTCAGTAGGATCAACGTCTTGTGGAGGAATTTGATTGAAGGCTTCATCTACACGAGTTTTAGCTTTTGTCCATGCATTGAATAGTTCCTCACCAGTTAGATTAGCTAGTAGTGGATTTGAACTAAACGAACCCTTAAGCTTAGCCTTCTTAAATATACCCATAAGATAATTTTGATCATATTTAGACGCACGTTCGCCAACAGCCCTATCAACATTAGATTTAGCTGCTTGGACACCTTCATTAGCATCATTTATTCTAGTAGTGAAAGGCTCAGCTATACTTTGTCCAGCAGCATTACCTTCAGCGGGAGAAGCAATTCTATTAGCAGCAGTTTCTAATTCATTACCCATAGCACTAGCTAAGGCAGAATCGCTTTTTGATACAGAAGTAGTATCAGCAAGTCCCTTTTTAATTGCAGCAATTTGTTGTACAAAGTCTTGTGCTTTAGTCTCTACGAATTCATTAAACTTCTTGGCACCCATAGAACCTTCTAGGTAGTTATAGGATTGACGTACATAGTCCTTAGCACCCATAACCATAGATGTAGTAGTATCAATAGGAATCTTACGGCCAGACAGTTCTGCATCGAAGAATGAGTACTTCTTAATAACATCAGCTAGAATAGCCCCACGTCTCTGTACTTCTTCCTTAGGAAGATCAGGAGTTATGTCTTCGTCAATAGCTTGAAGCCAACGCGTAACTTGGTCATCTGGTTCTTTACCTCTATTGGTTATTGATCCAGTAAGTCTTTTTGCTAGGCCAACTACACCGACAGCTTTTAGTACAGTAACAATACCTTTAACACCACCCATAAAGGCAGCATTATCGGCCATGTTACCAACAAAGTTATCATCTGTTTCAGGAACAATACCTAGGCCTTCTGACAACGGTTGTACATCTGATGGTGTAGTAGCTGAAGTACCAATAATTTCACCGAATGCACCACCTAGAGATTTAACAAATAGTTCAAACTTCTTGTTTGCATTTACAGGATCAGCTTTCTTAAACCCAGCCATTGTTTGTAGAAGCGGACCAGCAAACTTAGCACCTTGAGCGCCTAATAGTCCACCAAGTCTAACACCTACAGCAGTACCAGTAGCACCACCAATAATCATTGATGTGATTTCTTGTACAGCTTTTTCTGCCGGATTATTAGCAGGCATAGTCGGGAATGACTCACGAATATATTTCTCGTCATTAGGATCAAGGCCAACAGTTTCAGCTAGGTATTCAGCAAGTTCTAATGGAGCCTTAATAGACTCTAGAACACCGCCACCTACCATTCTTTGAATTGATCCCTCACCAGTTATACCTTCAATTCCCCTCATCACAGGACCAGCTACAGGTATATTATACGCTCCACTAGCTTCCATAGGAAGTGGAGTTAAATAAGAGCGAGGTTCACCCTGATCATTAATACCCTTTTGAGTAGGCACACCTAAGAAGTCACCAGAAGTTGCCCCCTGTTGTTCCTCCATAGTTTGTGGATTAGTAACAATAGGATCAGCCTGTCTAGGGATATTTTGTGTATCCGTTACTCTAGGTTGTTCCCAAGGGGCTAATTCAAGATCATCTTCTTCTTGTTCCCAAGGTACTAGTTCTAGTTCTTCATTTGCCATTATTGTGTTGCCTTACGTAGTTCTTCCGCTCTGTCATTTACTTGATTGGGATCAGGTTGCCCTTCAGGTTCCCAGTTAGATGGATCATTAAAGTCTCCACCCTTAAATACTAGAACTTGACCAGAAGAGGTTTTGCGTCTTGTTCCTTTTTCTTGTCCAACTGGACTAGTAGTTTCTACAGGAGTAGTTGCATCATTTGTATTTGGTTCTAGATTAGTCTTTCTGGCAGTACTTTTCTTGAAGTCTTCAGATAACCATGTAAGTACATCTTTATCCATCATAGTATCCACCTGCTTTAGGTCTTTCTCAATAGCGGCATATACTTCAGGATAGTCAGTTGAGATAACTTGCATTTCTGCTAGACTTAGTAGATCAGTTGTTCTACTATTGATACCACTAACCTGCCCTTGTATAAGTCTCTTAATATTGTTCTCAAACGCTATAGGGTCTTTGATTGCAATTACTGAATTATAGATATTATCAAAGTCCTTGTTCGAGAAACCATTACCAGATTGTCCCATAGCTCTACCTACAGCGTATGCATATTGAATAGCAGCAGAGTGGAATTCTAGAACTTGTCTACCTTCTTCAGCAGTATATGATCCGTTTTCAATTTCACCATTAACGAAAGAATTAGCAGCTTGTAGCAGTGTATTCTCAGCGGGATCACCACCAGCATCTTCAATGATACCTCCGAACAGACCTATGATACCATTAGCTTCACGCTTGATTCCTTCAAAGCCAGCAATACCCATTCCAACTAATGTAGTAACTCTACCATTAGACTGAGTTACCATATCTACTAGAGTTTTACCCTCGTTAGACATGCTTACGATATCGGCTCGTTCAGTTCCCATTTTAACACGAAGGTCTAATGTTCCTTTAAGAACGTTTAATGCGCCTTCACTTGCAACTGGGTCTTTCATAGCTTCTTCCGCCATTAAGATATCAGGAAGAATAGCATTGAATCTTTCAGCTTTAGCTCTAACTCTAGGATCATCTGATTTAATACCTTGCGCCGCTTCTACTCTAGCAGCTTTTAGTTTAGAATCAGTAATACCATCAGCTAGGCCAAACTCTTCTAGAGGGTTTAAACTAGTCTTCTGTAGAGACATTTCAATAGTTGGGGCTTCAGGTTGAGTAAATCCCTTATTAGTTTGTGCAAACTCTTCTTCAGTAACACCTAGGGATTCTTTAAGTCTACCAGCCGCCTTAGCTTCTGGTGATTTACCAGCATTAGGGAATATATTAGATGCAGCATCAAGTAGACCATCTAGCACACCCGGTTCTTTTGCAGGAGTTTGATCGTTAGGTTGATTAACTGGATCAGGAAGTGGAGATGCAGAAGCTTCTAAACCAGAGTCAGCCATTTGGGTATCCATATTAGGGTCTTCAACGGCAGTAGGTTCCTCTACAGCATCAGGTACTGCGAACTTAGTAGTACTCATCATTTCATCTACATCACTCATAGAGTATCCAGCACCAAGCCATTCAGCAGCCTTAATAGCAGCTTCTTTAGGGGCACCATATCTCTCTGCCATAAGTTCGCCAGCTTTGACGTTCTTATTCCAAGTAGATTCATCTTCCACATATTGAGACCGCTTATTAGTCCAATCGTCATATGCTACTTTGAACATATCTGATCGGGTTTCGTGGGCTCTTTGTTGGGTAGACTCAAATGACTTAGAAAAGCCCTTGCCAAACCCGCTCATAAATCCAGCCATTTAATTTCCTTTAGTCGTTATTCTTGTTGTCAAATAGGCCCTTAACAAATGACCAGATATCATCTTTAAAATGGTAGATTACTCCACCAACTATTACACCGATTACAAATTCCATTATTCTTCCTTTATTTTGGACCTCTATATTGTCCATCTTTTCTCATTGACGAATTAGACATTTTCTTTTTAATTACCGGCTTCATACGCATACGTTCTTTTTTAATTCGTTCACCAGCAGTAGGTTTCTTCTTAGGAGGCATTAAGCCTTTCTTAGTGTATCCCATAACCATCTTATCTCTAAGAGACATACCAACACCATCTTCAATAATCTCACTTATATCATGAGCAAGAGGTGGCTGATCTTTTTTATGAAAGGCTGATTTACGTTTACGTCTATCTTCAATATTCTTAGACTTAGTACCAGCCGCAGTTATAGCACCCTTAAAAGTTGACCCTTTTTTTCTAGCTGAACCTAATTTAGTAATAGGTTTCTTTTTCTTAGTAGCTGTTGCCATTATACACTCTCTGGTTCTGGTTTAGGCATAAATCCTTTTGGTGATTCCATAGGAGCTTCTTGTGCAGGAGGTTTAATAGTTTCTTTATTAGCCTGTAGAGCATTGCCTGCCTTATCAGCAATATCATTAGTAATCTTAGCTTTAGACTTATAGTAGCCAATAGTCTTCTCTGGTAAATCTTCAAGACCTAAGTCGTATTCAATTTCTGAATCCTTAGCCATGATTTCCATCATACGAGCAACTGGGCCAGCAAGTAAGATTGCCATGTCTGGTGTCCACTTACCTTTACCAATACCACTAGTAACTAATATATCAGCCGCTTTAACAATACTAACCCCTGATTGAAGATTATTCAATAGGCCATACGCACCTTTAGTAGTAGTAAGTTGTTTAACTACTGTTTCAATAGCTTTATCCATATCCGTTACCTCTGGCGGTCTATGCCAAGGATAGTTACGGGTATCTGATGTGTAATTCTCACCGGGGATTGGTCCGTTAGGAGTAACGTTAGGATTATCCATTATATCTCACTTACATCTTTCTTAACAGGTGTCTTCTTTTTACTTGTACTAGTAGTTTTCTTACTCATAACTTCTTCTTCGAAGTCATCAAAGTACTTCTTATTATACACCCTATCTTTTTCTAGTTTAGAATATTCCCACTCGTCATCACCTTTAGCGTAGTACGACTGGATTGACTTCTTAATTGCTTCCTCAAATGTCATTTTGTTTCCTTATTTTAATTTTATTGTGCCTACACCATATACTGGTACTGGTTATTTCGACTAATCAACGCTAGGGGGCCTTAAACAGCCGTACAGTGGATTCTCTGTGTCCCAGTATGATTCCACCTGAGCATATACAAACGCCTCTCCTGAGCAGGATATGGAGGCTGTATTTCAAAATTTACGGCAATTTGCGTCGTAATCAGTAAGTTCGTCTTTTCCTGTTGCTTTTTGTAGGTAATTAATAGCAGATAGTAGTGTTTTTTGATTATCCCTAAACATTCCTAGTCCTATATTGCAATTATTGCATAGTAGTACTCTCGTATTATGATCATGGTCTACAACTAGTGGTCGATTTAGTTCTGTAATAGGCCTGCTACAAATTGCACAGTTATTACTTTGTTCTTCTAGCATGTCATCGTATTCTTCTAGGTTTAATCCATAAACCTTTATTAATCTATATTCTCTATTCTTTATTTTTGACATTAAACTTAGAACAGCCAATCAAAGAATGTCCCTGCTCCGGCCCCAACTATGGTTCCTAGTATGTTTCCAAAGCCTTCTGAGTCTGCAACTTCAGCATTTAGATCACCAGTCAGCTTAATCATAGCAAGTTGGTTGTTTCGTTCTGATTGATTATCAGCAGTCTTCCATAGATAGTCTAGAAGTGCGTCTGATCTATCCCAAACCTGATTTAGTTGTTCTACAGATATGCCAACCATATTCTTAACATCAGTAGCAGCAGCTTCAAACTTTTGATCTAGTTCTTTAGTTGTTAATTCCTGTCTCCATTTAGCATTGGCAGTATCAACAGCAAATTGCATACTGGAATAGAATTGTTCACGAGAATCCTCCATACTTGCATTGAATTTCGATACGTCCGTAGAATTCGTAGCATTGTATTGTGACATAGCATCTGATTGTGCTTTATTAAATTGATCAATAGAAGCCTCTAGACTTGCATAGTATTTGTCTTTATCGTTTTGACTATCTGCCATGAATAGTCTATTAGCATTCTCTGCCTTACCATCTTCAAGGATAGACTGGATTCTAGCTTGGTTGTTAATAACTCTAGTTTGCTGATCATTACTAAGATTAGCCATATCCATTTGTAGGAAAGCTTGACTGTTAGTAACAGCAGCCGTAAGCCGAGCATCCATATTAGCAAGATCAAGTTTAGCTAACACGTTAGCCTTATTAATAGTTGCCTCTTGTCTATTGTTTAGATTAGTAACTGTTAGAGTTTGAAAGAATTCAGCATCTTGTTGAGCAATAGGAATACTGGCTTCCATTAAGGCTTGTGACAATGCAGCCGTAGCAGCACTACCAGTCATTCCGTTGAAAGCAGCAATCTTTTGTACATTTCTAGCAGTAGCAGAAGCCCATGACGGAACCTTAGGATTACCATTAGGATCAGTAAATTCGGATTGCAACATTTCAAGCTGCCCTTTAAGAGTAGCCTTGCTATCAGTATAATTACCATCACCAAGTTGTTCAGCTAATAGTTTACCAGCAGAAGTTGTAGTATCAATAATATTACTCATATTTTGAGCAGCATATTGATTTAACGAATCCCCTAGTGCATTCTCCCCATTATTAGTAGCGTCTAGATCAGCAACAATTTGATTAGGATCAACTGAAGCTTGATTACTAACCGTACCTTGTGCGGCAGTCATAGTATTATTAGCTACGTCTTGTTGCGTAGTAGCAGTTTGTACTTGGGCAGCTTGATTATTAGAGGTGTTTGTCTGTACATCAGGAGAGCTAGTAGCCTGTTGTGCATTAGCTTGTACACCTTGAGGATCACCATTATATGCAGGATTATTAGGGTCTATTTGTCCATCAGCAGTTTGTTGTGCTGTAGAAGTAGGCACACGATCACTTAACTCCATACTTTCATTTTGAAGTGGAGTGCTAGGATCATCCTGTGTAAGTAATAATGAAGGATCAGTAACAAGTTGACCAGCAAAGTCAGCAACATTAATCTGACTATTACCTTCTGGCATAGTTGGTACTACTTGAGGATTTAGTGTAGTTTGTGTCATTTAGTTTCCTTTTGTAGCACCTTTAAGTACTAATGGAACAGCCTTTTTCAATTCATCTACTGTAGAGGCATTAGAAATGCTAATATCGTCTGTTACATCACGTAAGGCTTTCTTTTGTTGAGCAATACTTGCCTTTTTAGCTGTATCACCCACTTCATCTGCCATTTGATACTCAATGTCTAATTTAGCTAATAGTGGGGCTCTAAGTTTGCGTAATTCCTTCTTTTGAATTTCACGAGCCTTAGGCATATCGACTTTAATTCCTTCTTTAGAGTTTTCAATATCCCATGCACCACGATAAGTTCTATCAGAAGGTGGAACCCAATCAGACGGCATGATTTTAACGTCATTTCTGGTAAAGCCATGTCTTTCTAATACGAAGTCTTCATATTCGATATCAGTAAGCTCTCTACCTAAAAGACGCTCTATATTATACTTAGGTGCGGCAGAAGTTATACTAACTGTATCCTCTTCATTTTTTCTTATAAATTTCATTATTGGTCTCCAAAGGCTACGAAGTAGATTGCGTTGGGGTCATTGGGGTCTTCTTCGTTACCTGACCATGAGGCGTTGCCCAAATTACCGGCCCTGATACGCAGTTGACCTGCGGTTGGCCCTGTTGCATCTGAAATCGAGTAATTGATCATGTAGTTGCCGCCATTGTGCATACCGCCGCTGACGAGTGCCGCATAATTTGCGTTTGAGAAATCTGTCGCGATGTTGACCGTCCAGTCACCCTCACCGTTATCGGTGATGCTAGTAGTATTATAGCTATCCGCTATAGTTCCAGAACTATTGAATTTAACCCAACATTTAGCTGCGCTCTCATGATAATGCTGTCTACCCGGTGTAACAGCTACAGTAGTAGATGATCCTGCCTCTTGTTCTGCTTGAGACGCAGCAGCCATACCACCATTATTATCTACATAATCTTTAACAGCAGCAGTAGTTGGTAAGCTCGTATCATTATCACTTGAACCTAATCCTTCCGATTCTGTAACAATAGCACTAGCAGCAAAATTATCTACTTCAACGTTAGATAAGGAATTTCCAGTACCATTAGCATCGAATGTCTTATTAGTTAATGAAGCAGAAGATGAGGCAGTTATCTTTGTATCAAGTTGTGTTTGAATAGCAGAAGTAACACCATTAAGATAGTTGTACTCAGTTGTTGAAACTGCACCACCACCAATCTTACTAGCATCAATAGCAGCCGAGGCATTAATATCAGCATTTACAATAACACCAGCATCAATACTCCATACAGTCCCACTACTAGATACAACAATATCGCCTTTGTCTCCATCAGCAATAGCTCCACCACTAACCGCACTATCTACATAATCTTTAACAGCAGCAGAAGTAGGGATAGTTGTATCATTATCATTAGAAGCAATATCATCAGATTCAGTAACAAGAGTAGCAGCCGCAATCAATGAAGTTGTAATTTCATCTTCGCTAGCTAATGCACCTGCGTCTGTTACATCAGATAGAGTATGTGTATGTCCTGTTGCAGATTTTCCATCAATCTGTGCTTGAATATCTGAAGTAACTCCATCAACATAATTCAATTCAGTTACAGTAGCAGTAATACCATCAAGTACATTTATTTCAGTAGCCGTAGCTGTTAATCCTAATGTTACTAATTGAGCGGCAGCATTTGCATCATCTAATAATGCTCTACCAGCAGACGTTAAGTCTGTAGTACTAAATGTATCAGCACCAGTAGCGTATATTAGTTTATCAGCAGAAACAGTAACACCAGCTAAGGCGGTTAGAGTAGCATCTAAAGATTGCCATCCAGTTGTGTTTCCGATATAAAGCCATACAGCAGAAGTTGCCGTAGCATCCACACATACATACGCTCTATCATTCGTTGTATCAATCCATTGTGAACCAACAGCATAATCACTATCTTCGTCATCAGTTGCAGTAGGGGCAGTAGTAGCATTCAACTTGTGAATACCATTAATACCACCTTGAGATACACCTAATATACCAGCAGTGCTTGTATTTAGATTAATCTTAGGGCCTTCACCAGTAGTTCCGTCATGGGAATGACCAGAGCTTAAATGGAAAGCAGATTGAATCTGATTGAATTCAGCATTTAGTGGAGACGCTTCAACTGTATTACCTGAAACGATTTCACCAGATGATTGTCTTACGTAGCCATCACCCATTATTTATTCCTTATCTTCGTCCTTTAACACTATATTCAAGTACAATACCATGAACTGTGTGAGGGGCTTCTGTTCCGTTTGTCGTATATGAAAGCTGTATAGAGAAGAAACTTCCTTCTAGGGCTTTAATAGCTATAGGGGTTACAGCACCACCATATAGAGTTGATAGGTCATTATATAGTGATGTTGGATCATCGTATAGTGTAGTAACAAACTGTAGAACTAATGAGTACGGCGTAGGGATTGCTACATCAATAGAACCCCAATCATATCTTACTCCTAGAATAAGGTCTACCGTTTCTTCACCATTCATAAATGTCGTTACTTTTTCAATTACCTTACGAGTCTCAGTATCACCTAAGTCTAGATAAGGAGTCATATAGATTGAAACAACATTACTACCATTGAAATCATTACCTGATTCCTGTCTATATACTACACCATCATAGTCGCCATGTAAAACTATTTCTGTTCCATTGACATATTTAGACGCACAGCATGATGCTCTAATACCTAGTAGTTCTCCAAATTCCCAACCTTTTTGTTGATCAGAAGTTCTAAGAGACCCAATGATACCTTTAGAGTCAGCAACATTAATAGAGCTACTACTAAAGAATACTCTAAATTGTGACTTACCTCTAATAGCAACAATATTCATATTGGCACCGGAATTACCTTCAACTCTATTTTTAACTAGGCTTTGAATAGCCTTGGATAAAGCTTCGATTTGAATATCGTTAATTCTGTCAGTACCGGCAATAGGTCTAAATCCATCAGGAGCTAAGAAGATTAATTGTCCACCTAACTCAACTACAGCATCAGAAGAAATTAAACCAATATCCTTAGTTACGTCTTCCACTAAGAAAGTAGTGTCTGATATGACAATCTTCTTAATGATGTTAATTCCGAATATAAACAGATTGTCTCTGAAAGGTTTAATCTGTGTGACTTCAAGTCCCGGTATAATCTGTCCAGAACCGTTAGCGGATATGAAGTCATAGAATACATTAGGAGCAGAATGGGCGACAACACCTTTATAGCTGTTCTTTGTGTCACTAGCTAAAAATAGATGCTTCTGGAAGAATGACACATATGTAGGCGCGTCTAATGCCATAGCTCCACCTGCATGGTCCATATCAGCACCAGTAGAACCACTATCAATGAATTCCCAATCTGTACCATCATATAGCACAGCGTTATTAACACCATCAACAATACATAGTACATTAGCAACACCATTGTTACCAACGTCATATCGTAACTTATCTACTGTTGAACCCCCTGTTACAAAGTAATGAGTTAGTCCAGTTGAAATAGCAACCCAACCAGTAGCGAATTCGTACTTATACAAAGTATATTCATCTACTCCTAGGTCTTTTCTAGCAGCTATAATATCTGTAGCACCAGATACGCTATTTTCAAATAGGATAATACCTAGAATCTTACCTTCAGCAACGCCTACACCTACTTCAGCATAGTTTGAATCATAAGGTTGAAACCCTTCAATACGCTTATATCCACCGTCAAGACCAACTTCATAATTAGTCAGTACTACACCAGCACCGGGCTTATTAGCAGATAGATTGATATGGTTATTAGAGGTGTCTAGTCCACCTTCACAAATAACTCTTGATGATGTTTTATAGTCCATTATCTAAAATAGTCACTGCTAACTATTCCTCCTGCGATACTAGGTCTATTTATAATAGTACCTTTCATAGTATCATAATTATTAATTAACATGCTTCTCATTCTGCCTAGCCAACCAGTGAAGTTACGTTCAGCTTTATCCGCCTGTTCACTATTGTCTCTAAACATATAGAAATGGTATAGGGCTCCTTGAATAATAGCTTCATCAAACATTGGAGGGATAGTAGATTGATCATCATAGGCTACTAGTCTAACTGGGTATGTGAAGTATTCATATGTTACTTCATAAGCCTCATCAGGACTAGGACTTATACCAAAGCCTGCACCATGTTTAGGATATACGTATAGAGGAACATTCAGTCCAGCAGCACCAGCATTATCATCATCATTCTTTAGATATCTATTTCGAACATCACGATCAATAAACTGTAGTCTATGCCCATTTGTTCCTAGAGAAGCGTCTTTTACTAAATGAAAGGTATCCCATTTAACTGTCTTAACTGTTGCTCCAAAAGTGTATTCTTCTGTTCCTGCAACTAATGTTTCAGTAGCCATAGCAGAGTTAAACGGCCATTCAAACTCTTGTATATTAATAGCTTCAATTGAAGAGTTAATAACCGTCTTAGCCATAGCCTGTACGCCTCTAGTAGAAGCGAAATCTGACTGAGCAATAATAACTTCATTGAGTCTTTCAAGAAGTCTATTTGTCAGAGTCATATAAGTTGTTATTGCCATTTACTGTGATTTCCATAAAAAAAGGGTTGAGGCATATTTTACACCCCAACCCTATTAGGTAGTTAGTTTTTAGTTGTCATTTGGATTAGCTCTTTAGAGCAACTAATCCGGGCTTACGTTGATCAGAAATATCACCATAAATTACCCAAACTCGTAGTTCACCGGCAGAGAGAGTTCCGCCAGAAAGTGTTTGCAGTTCTACATCTACTGTATCGCTAGCAGCGAATACAACAGGATAGAAAGCGGCAGGCTGTACGCCAAAGTCACCAACACCACCAGCAGCCCAATCATATCCATCAACGAATATGTCAACCGCTGTTCCAGTTACACCAAGGTCTACGGTTAAAGTAGTAGGTCCAACTGCGTCGGTAATAACTTCAAAACCAGCAGCCAGTACAATAGAGTTTGCAGGAAGTCTTACGGCTTCGATGATATCACCGGCAGCAAGTCCAGAACCCTTAGCTGTAGCAGCAGCCCCCATTTCGATGTTATTTTCAACATAGTGAAGAGGAAAACGAGTTGCAGTAACAGATGGAGCTAAATCAGCGCCAATAACATTGTCAAGAGTTTCGACTGTAGACATTATTTATCTCCTATTACTTGCTTGCATTCCAGATAGAACGTACTAGAGCTTCTGAACGAAGAACCTTACGACCATATAGATGCATACCACGTACAACGTCACCGAACGTATCAGTAGCACGAAGTCTTTCTGTCTTAGTTAATTGTTGCGCCGTAGCAGTAGCGCCATGATGACCAGCAACCACAACACCGTAGTTAGTTGATGAACCAGCAGTACTTAGTACTGAAGGTCCACTACCAATTAGAGGAAGGTTGTTTGATTCATACATAGTAAATCCACGAATCTTACCGCGTAGGACTTGTCCGTTACGTAGCTGTTCGTCTCCACGACTGTCATAGTCACGGTTTACCAGCTTAGAATCTTCATCATTTAGAAGTTCAATGAACACAGGATCAACTACGCACCAACGATCTTCTTCAGGAACGTTCTGTTCGTCTAGTAGACGCTTAAAACGGTTCAGTAGACCAAGTGGCGTAATATCATAAGTTCCGCTTACTCCAACTGGAATACTGTTAGTGCCAGTACCAGAAGTAGAGAAAGCATTCTTAGTTAGCTTATGTGCAGAAAGTAGTTCATCCGCATCAGCAGACGCACGAGCTAGAGTACCTACAGTTGTAGTACGAGCCGTCCATACAGCAGATTCAGGATTGGCTAGTTCGAAACCAGATAGATAACCTAGAATGTCGCGGTCAATAGCCTGTGCCATCTTATATGCAGCACGGTTAGACGCTAGAGATTCCCAATTCACATGAGACTGTGAAGTTTCGATATCATCCACACGAAAGGCAAAATAGTTTGCACGATCAACCGTTAGGGTGAAGTCTGAATCCTCTAGGTCTTGTGGGGTAATCTTAGCACCACGCGAATAGGGAGTAACTGTGATTTCAGGTTCTACGATGATCTTAACAGAGTCACCAAAAGATGAGATTTCTCCAAAGTAATCATTATTCGTGATCGCTTCAGTTACCGAACTCTTGCGGTAAATCTTTTGAACCTTCTTAGAGTAAATTGTTGGGCTAAACACACCATTAGGTAAGTTATTCCAGCCTGTTGCAGCTTGAAAAGCCATTGTCTAAAACCTCCTTATAGGTTTTGTTAAAAATTAATAACTTATCTCATATACGGGATAGTTACTAAACTAGAACATTATCTATCTTAGAGGCTTGTTTTTTAGGGTGGCGCTAGCAAGGCGGGTCTATACTTACAAGGTAGTCTGAGTGATTATTTGTTCTTTAATGTATCGTTTTATTTTAATGTTACTTATATAGTAGCATTAATATTCGGTAGCCATTAAAGGGGCGAATGATAGGGTGGCATAACGGGAGCAGAGCATTACACCACCCTAAGTATTATTTATACGACATTTTGTGACTAATGTCAACACCTTAATGTATAGTATCTAATACATTAAGTTACCTAGTGTACAATTAACTGTACATTATCTAGCTGCACCAGTCATGTCATATAGGATACGGCCATCACGTTGAGCTTTCTCAATTGCAGCTTCGTTATCGTCGTATTGCTTACCAGTCATAGCTTGAATCTGCGACTCTGTGAACTCGTAGTCAACGCTTCCATCATTAGGAGATACAGATGATCTACTAGGGATATCATCAGCAGCATTGTTCTTTTGAGCAGACTTCTTAGTCCTAATTCCTTTTTCAGCCTTATATAGTGAAATTACTTCAGATGCAGCAATCGGATCATCATCTTCATATAGGGCGTCTTGCATTCTCTTTGACTTACCATCTAGCCAATCCTTAAACTCCACACTAGGCATGATAGTGCTAAAGAAATCAGGGTGCAGCTTCTCTAGTTGCATTTCAGCCCGTTCTTTATGATTTGCAGCTTCTCTAGCTTGAAGTTCATCAAAGCGTGAGGACACATCTTCAGTAACAGAACCTAAGTCCATACCAATTATGCTCTTAACAAAAGCATAGGGCTCTGGATACTTCTTAGACCAATTCTCAACCTCTTCCTTAGTCTTAGGAAGATTAACTTGAGGCTGATTGACTTGTTTAGTTAAGGCGTCAACCTTCTTTTCTAAAGTATTAATCTGTTTCTGAGAGTGACTTCGTAAATTACTATAGCGACTTTTCCAATTTAGATTTTCATCTTCGTGAGCCTCTTGTCCCTTATTCTTTTCAGTAGGGGCATTAGGATCAACTACGATTTCATTATCTTCGTCTTCATAATCTCTTTTATATATTGCCATTCGTTTTTCTCCGTTGGGGCTATTAAGTAGCTCAAACTAATCAGTGTGACGTAATTGTCACAAAGTTGATCGAGGGTTAAAGGGTAGCCAACCTTTATATTACTACATAAAACTATTCAATGTGCTATTCGATGGAGTAGACCTTGGAGAAGATGACCCTGAACTTGTAGTAGTCGTTCCTGTTCCACTATTAGTTGTCTTAGTAGAGGTAGGACCATGACCCTGAACTTGTAATAGTCGTTCCTGTTCCACTATTAGTTGTCTTATCAGATGTACTCTTAGTAGTCGTTCCTGTTCCACTATTAGTTGTCTTAGTAGATGTAGGACCAGCCATAAAGCCACTTGATGACCCTGAACTTGTAGTAGTCGTTCCTGTTCCACTATTAGTTGTCTTAGTAGATGTAGGATCAGCCATAAAGCTACTTAGGCTCCCAAATGAAGGCATTGAACCTACAGGACTATAATTAGAACTACCACCTGAGCTGCTAGTACTACTACTGTTACTAGATGAGCTACTATTTTTATCAGACGTAGGCGTAGCTGAGTTATCAATAGAAGTATTACTAGATACATTACTACCATCTGATGCTTTACTCATTAATCCAGTAGTCTTTTGATCAGCATCAGAACTGAAGTTACTTAGACTCCCAAATGAAGGCATTGAACCTACAGGACTAGAATTAGAACTAGCATCAGAACTGAAGTTACTTAGACTCCCAAATGAAGGCATTGAACCTACAGGACTAGAATTAGAACTAACACTTAATGCTGGCATAATATCAATAGGAGTATTCTTATCAGGCTGTTTAGTCATGAATGCTTCTTTAGCTCCAAATGATGAAGCCGGAGTGAACACAGGGCTAGGTTCCTTCGTAGGATAGAAGGTATGATTACCAATACTCATGGCACCTACACCCTCAGTTATAGCCTCATCAGCCCAATATGGAGTAATATTATTAGTATGAAATTGTAAGCTTCCATATGTATTATCAGGCATAGTATTATTAAATACGCTTTGTACGATCTTCAATGCTTCTTTATATTCAGGACTTCCTACAGGGAATGTAGCTGCCGGATTATTTCCACCTTCACTAACAGCATTCCATGCAGAGAATTGCTTCTTCTGAGTAGCTACATCTTTAGGATCAGGAGGGTATGCACCACTAAGGGCACGATTCTTAATGACATTAGCAACAGCTAACATACCTTCAACACCCTCACCAGATGCTTCACCTAGAACTGTCTGTACAAGAATACGTTCTCTTTCCTTATCATTAAGAGAGTAAGGACCAGTCATATCCTTTGTACTTTCTTCAGTATTAGGAGCATATGCACTAGCCTGTGAAGATGTATTAGTACTACCACCAAAGGCGTCATCAATAGCCCCTACATCATCCACTTTAGTAGTAGGTGCAGCGGCCATAAGGTCATCTTGCATATTGGTATTTGTGTTATTCACAAATGATGATGGATTAACAGCACTAGATGGTAGACTAGTAGGAGTAGTATGCGTAGGTTCCCAAGGAATTACTAATCCATCAGCAGCGGTAAGAGGTGGCTTAGCTACAGGAGGTGTAGGTGTAGGGAAACCTTGATTAGAGTATGATTTATTTAGAGACTCTAATACAGAAGCAAGTCTAGGATTAACATAAGACACTTCTTCTTGTATAGAAGTTTGACCTTTAGCAATAGCTTGCATTACATTAGGATCATTAAGTTCTTGTTCTACAGCAGGTTTGGTTACTCGTCTAAACCCTACTACATTATTAGCTCCATAAGTTGAAATACTTACAGAATTATTTTGGTTTCCTCCTAGTACTTGATATGTTCCATCAGGATTAATACTAGAAACAATACCAACATGTCCATCCCAAGTAGCATTAGTTGCAGGTCTATCCAGTACTATAATGTCTCCAACCTGTACATCACCATTTCCTACAGATTCACCTACATCTAGGAAAGACTTAGCAACAGGGCTACCCGAACCTTCTATACCTGATTCAAATAGAACACCATTTAACCATGCCGCGCACCATGCAGTTTTGTTAGGGTCTAATGCTCCACCAGTAGAAGGATCAGAAATACCAGCTTTAGTAAAAAATGCACTTAATGCTTGGGCTTGTTCTGGATTAGCTTCATCATACCCTAACCATGCTTTAGCGACTTCAAGAGGATCATTAGTTTTCTTAGCCGCAGCTACAGCAGCTTGAACATTAGGAGCATTTTGTTGATCTATAATCCCCTGAGTTTTAGTTGCAGGAATAGGAGTTTGGCTATATGTGCTACCAGATGATTGTGTAGAGCTAGGCGGCAGTAATCTACCAATAAAGTCTTCAACCTGTTGAATACTATTAACACTATTACCAAATGTTTCTGCTAGATTACCAATGTTACCAAATATTTCTGCTAGATTAGAAGTAATTGAAACAGGAACACTATCCAGACTTTCTTTAAGCGGACCACGAGCAACACCTGGAGCTACAGCTAATGTAGCAGCTTCAAATATATTTAGTGGCTTTCCAGATGCCTCTCCCATAATTTTAGCAAAGTTACCAACTTCCTGATCACTCATGCCATCCACAATCTTTAACATTGTTTCTTTTGGATTAACACTTGCTAAGGCTACGTCAATAGCTTCACCAATACTACGAATTCCGTCACTAACATTAGGAACACTAACACCATTAGATGTATTACCTGTAGATACTAGTTGGCTACCTACAGTACTATCATAAGACTTACCTGTTGAAGTACCTTCTACTACATTAGGGCTTATAGACCCGTGAGTTGTGGGTATAGCTTCATCAGTAGCGCCAGTCTTGAATTCTTGAACTTTGTTATAATCCGACTTACTAAGAAATCCTACTGGATCAGCAGTAGTTAATCCTAGGGCTTCAGCAACAGTACCTTTAACATTTAATGGTATGTCTCTCTTTAGATCACTGGCAGTATGAAATGCAGCTTTAAGGTCTTCAATAATATTACCTGAACCCTTAGATACATTAGGATTTTCATACCATTCTTTCCAGTAGTTACTATTATCAGAAGATGAACCACCTCCACCACCAGAAGACGAATCAGAATCAGTATTTGTACTACCTTCAGATGGAGTATCAGCACCAACAGGAGGATTAACTCCTTGATCTATAACTGTATAGCCCTCTAAACTAGATAGCTCTGCTCCTGTTTCAGCATCGAAGAATGCTACTCGTAACCCTATACCATTGGAATTACGTACTACTCTACGATATGCTTTTTTTAGTGCTTCTGGCATTTATTATCCTATTTTTTAACGCTATATTCAGACGCTAGTACTTCGTCTCTTAGAGACTTAAACCTTCTTAGTTCTCTTATCTGTCCCTGAATAATAGTTGCATCCCTTCCTTCTGATGTTTCTAGTATCTTATGAAGGGATGCAATTCTATAATCAACATACTCTAATACTATGTTAAAATAGTCTACATTATTAACTAATGGTAACAGCTTTTCACCGTCTTGTTTATTCATTTATACTTTCTTTGCATACGCTGATAAAGAAGTAGTACCGGCACTTGATATAGCTGCTCTTACATAACCAGAAGGGAGAGCAAATGCTACTCCACCATCAGTAGTTAAAGCATATGTAGAACCAAAACCAATCCAAGTACTATTATCAGCAGACCATTCTAGTGCAGCCGTAGCACCATCCCATGTGCCATTTACGAAGAAGATACCATTACCTCCGGTCCAAGCTTTACCAGCACCCGTTGTGTCACCATCTTCTAGTAGCTCAATAGTAGCCTCATTTGATCCGCCAGACACGCTTGATACGATAAGTCTACCACTAGCATCAACTTGAAGGTCTGCCCATTGATCATTAGCTACAGTAGGTGGAGTTGTATTATGTTTTGCACGAATATTAGCCATTTTATTTTCCTTTTTGCTATTCCGATTTATCCAACCGGAGAATTTATATTACTTTTATGAAACCTGTACAGCTAGAATCTTATAGTATGTACCAGTTGAGTCTTTAATCATTAGTGTATGTGTTCCAGAAGCTTGAGCATCTTCTGCTGCTGCGTTGTCTAGAGTTAGATCACCAGTAAGTACTAGATCATCTACTGATAAACTATCTAGGTCATCCTTATGGACAACGCTATCTAAAATATCTAAGATTAGTTGTGGCTTAACACCATCGACAGTAGACTTATTGCTATCTCCATAACGAAGTCTTGATTGTAGTTCAGTTAAAGTTCTTTCAGTCATTTATTTTCCTTTATGCGTTTGCATTACCGGCAGCATTACTACCGCCATTATCTCCACCACCACTACCAGAGAAACCAGCAGCACCTGGTTCAGGGGCAGCACCGGGAGCTATATTACCCCCGCCATTGCCTGTAGGATCAGAAGGATTAGGGGTACTCATATTGCCCTGTCCACCTTGTCCTTGTTGTTGTGGTTGTATACCCATAGCATCATTCATCTTTTTTAATAGATGAGCTTGGATAGCTGCTTCTCTAGGATCATTAACAACCTTATCTTCTTCAAGATCAAGAGTAATAGCAAGCTCACGAAGTAGATAGTCTCTCTTAACAAACGGCGCATCCATAGGAGTAGCTGTAAGTTGTAAGAACTGTAGAAGCTTTTGGCTTCTTACTTCATTACGCATTAGGCTTTCAGTACCCTTTGCAATGATAGCTAGATCACCAATAGTATCCTTATCATAGTTGAATTGCATATTAAACGCAAACGAATCTTTACCTAGAGGTAGAAGAATATAATCATCAACATTACGAACTACTGCTTTAATATTCAAACTAGCAGCACCCATAAGCATACTCATACCGGCAGCAGTACGGCCCATACCTTGAACACCAGTACCACCATGAGCATATGACGGCATACCAGTTGATTCGTCTGTTAGTTGTCTTGCCTTCTCATACACTTGAAGAAGTTCATTTGTAACAGTAGGGAACTTTACTCCATGAACTGACTGTCCAACTTGACCACCTTGTCTTCTGAAAATCTTACCGGGATAAATACGCATATCTTGACCGGGAACTAGATTAGTTTCGTCAATATCAAATACTAGGCTTGCTGATAGTGCGAGATTATCAATAGCCATACGCATAGTGCCGTTCATAAGCCTCTGTGTATCAACCATATTCTCAGCAACACCAATACCAAAGAATGAATATGGATTCATTTCATATGGGCAAGCATGATACGGAATTCTTGTAGGAGTAAACGGATTAAGAACTAATCTAATAGTTTGTCCATTACATACCCATACATTAACTTGGAACTCTTCAGAATCTTCTAACTCTTCAGGAATTTCAATCTCTGTATCTTCAAAGATAGTTCTGTCCATAACTCCCCAATATTCTAGAACTTCATAACTCTCATTTGATACCATTGACTCATTGTCATCTAGAATTGACTCCCATGTTTCAGGTGAGTAATTAGGACCACGATCAATAGCAGCATCAATACTTGAATTTCTAAAATGAGGTCTACGCTTTAATTCTCTAAGCTTAGATTTACTCATCTTATGACGTTCTACAACATATTCAGCTTCAGCCATATTCTTAGCTTCTGCATCAGGGTAGAAATTCCAAATACTACATGAAGAAATCTTGGGTACTCTCTTTTTAATTGGAGTGTACTTACCTTCCTCATCCCATTTAGGATAATCTTTATTAGTTACGAATGGACCTTTAATAACACCATGTCCAAATAGAGATAATTCAAAAGCCATGAATCTTAAATGTGTACTGGCTTCTGATTCTTCTAATTGATCATGGATTTGCTTTTCCATTTTCCTAGCAGCAATACGCACAGGTTCCCACGTAGCCGATGACGGGGTTAGCCCTACGCCCTCTTTGAGACTGTCTGTAATGCGCGAGAGAGTCTTGCGTAGTGACCCTAGCTGTGGACGGGCCATAGACGCTCTAGGGGCTTCCTCTTTGTCCCCTGTCTGGTCTTTAGGATCAAACATAACGTTGTCTGGCGTGTCGCCAATACTGACAGGAGTAGGTTCAACACCAATAGGGAATTTCCCACCAGCAAATAGCACATCTACTACTTGAGCATATGCAGCTAGAACTTTAGTCTTAGTAACCTTAATGAAAGCTCTAGACTTCTCTTCTTCACTGAATTGAACTTCAGGACTATAGCGACCACGATAATTACGATAGGCTTCTAGCCAACGATGTTCATCAGGTTCTCTTCTAGTTCGTGATCTATTGAATCGTTCATTAACGTATTCTACAATCTGATCCAGACGATATACGTTTTCTTCAGGATTTTTTTCTTCTTCTAAAGATATAGAATGATCCTCAGTAGAAGGAACAGATGTTTCTGCCCCCTCTTGATTATCCGCTCCTGAAGTTTTGTCTGTTATAAATGCCATTTAGTATCCCATTGTTGGGTCTGATGGACGGTAGGTTTGTCCAAAATCCATTCCACCAAAGTCAAAAGGTGAGATTGCTCTAGGTCGAGTCATTATACCATACCTTAAAGCATCATACGTATGATCGCTTAAATACCTATCGTCAATATCTTCTTTTCCATCAGGATGAGAAGGCAACATAGGAAGGTCAGTAATTAGTTGTCTGCATGTATTGAATATCTTTATTCCGGGCTCATTAATTATTTCGTTGTAGTCATTAGTTCCTACGTCTCTCACACGTAATAGTTCATGAAGTCGATTCTTTCCATTAGTCCTAGAACCAGCACCACGATCAGAAGGACGCCATCTACAACCTCTAGCAATCATTTCTTCAGCAATAGAAGGTCCAGTTTGACCTCTTTGATGCCATACAGAACTATCCATAACTCCATACTGCATGTGTTCACCAGCTTCTAGCTCAAGAATCATATCAGCTAGTTGAGCGCCAGTCTTTCTAGTAACATACAACTCTCTATATAATATCAGAGTTTCATACACCGGGTCAATAGCAAACCACAAAACAGCAGCATTACTTGAATAACCATAGTCACAACTTCTAAATCGTTTCCATGATGATGGAATAGTGAAAGGCTCTATAACATGTACAGATTGTTTAAATTCACTAAATGCCGCACCTTCAACCATATTCCAGTCACCTTCAAGAAGTTGTCTTCTCTGAGCTTCAGGTAGGGATAGTAGCGAGGCTTCATATCTTCCATCAGCATATAGATATGGATTATCACTTAGCTTAGCAGGTATGAAACGTCTTTGAAATAGTGGCGCATTAGGATGAATAGGATGATCAGGAGGATATCTTAGTATATTACCAGTATCAGTATCAGTCGCATAAAATGCTTCTCCCCAAGGAGCAGGATCAATAAACATTTTCTTAATCCATGTGCCCCCAACACCACCGGGGTTAGCTGTAGCTCTTTGACTAAGAGGAATGTTTGAATCAGTAGAACGTAGTCTAGAACGCATATAGTTCCAAGTGTAGGGGCTTGCCCAATGTCCTAGTTCATCAAATCCAATCCAAGTAAAAGCCTGTCCCTGATATCTCTCAACGTCTTCATCACGATCAAGATACGTCATCCATAGTTGTGCGCCACTAGGGAATACCCATGATGACGTTTGTTCTTTCCACTTTGCACCGGGAAAGGCTCTAGGATATATTAGACGAGACTTTTGTTTTAGTTCTCTAAGTTCGTCATTTGTCTTTCTGAATAGGATAGCATTACAACTAGGACTATTGAAATATCTCATAGGGTCAGCTAACATAGCGTAGGATTTACCTCCACCAGCAGCGCCACCATATAGTACTTCTTGTTCAGGTGCAGCTAGGAAATCAGTTTGAGGACCACTATTAGGTTTGAATACTACATCAAGATCACTATCATCTTTAGGTTCAGCAGGGATAGAATACTCAGATGCTTTAACTTGATCATCAGCAGTAGTAATAGCCTCTTCAAGATTCTTAGTACGAATGGATAAAGAACGCTTAGCACCAGATACCTTATCTTTAAGCTTCTTTAACTGTTGTTCTTCTTTCGTTCTTGAAACACGTCTATTCTTACTTTTTTCTTTTAGTAAGGCTGCCCGTTCATTACCGGCAATACCTTTTCTATGCTTCTCCCAAATCACTTTGATACCCTGGTGAGATATAGGCTTACCACCAATTGCAGGAGAGCGATCAGAATACCAATCAGCTACAGATCGAAAGGAATTACCCTGATCTACAAAATCCATAGCCTCTTCTAGAAGTTCAATTACTCTAAGATCAGGGACGAATACTTTTGTATTTTTATCGTCTTTTGTATAACCATGCGGCGTTCTAGCTGTTAGGTTTATTCGTGGAATATTATCCCATGTGTCTTTTGGAGTAAATTTAGGCAAACTGTATTCCTTTTAAGTATACCAAATGATAACAGATATTTAGCTACTTGTAAAGTAAGACAAACAAAAAAAATCCCCAAGGCCAATTAAGACCAAGGGGATATAAGTTTAGTGACAACGGTTTATTTATAGATTCTCTAGAAACGTCCTAAATAAAGGCTTATTGTCCTTCATAAGAGTTGTTAATCCAGGTTGATAATCTAGATACAACTTCTTCTTCTGTATCCTTTTCCTTAATTCTAAATAGCGCGTATAATGCATGTAACATTTCATGGATAATAGTATCTACATTATCTGACTCATGATGATGACGTACCCATTCTATCTTATTTAGTATTTCATAATGGTTTCCATATGACTCCATATCAATAATGGCTGAAGGTTCTGTTCGTTCTACAAGATCATATGTCTTATGAAGTATTTTAATGTGTTTTGGGTATGTTACTTTAGTCAATAAATTATAACTCCATTTGGTGCTAAGAGTAGGATTCGAACCTACAGCGCGTAATGCTTCAAACTACCGTTCTACCATTGGAACTATCTTAGCTAATATTCTTTTAACCATGACGACCAGCAAGATTAGAACCAAATACTAATATATGAGTAATCATTATGTGACCCTTATATCCTTACTACGAATATACTCATCTTCATTTAGATGTATTACAACCATAGTTGAAGCTATAGCTGCTGATAGGCTATCTGCATTTACTTTAATATACCTATCGAATTTATGTGTGCTATATAAATAGATTGGAATTGTATATGTATTCATATAGTCTATCTTTCATTTGGAGCCGGAACAAGGAATCGAACCCTGATCAACTGATTACAAAACAGTGGTAATAGGCCATTATACTACACCGGCAAAATTGGATCGGGGAGTAGGGGTCGAACCTACGCTTAGAGGGTCAAGGCCTCTTTGTCTACCATTAACACCCCCGATTAAGTCTCTGATACTATCCTATTAATTATATATACAAAACCAAGTATGACAGTAGAAAAGAATAGAAGAAATCCTAAGTTAGCGAATACATATATACCAAATGTCATTGATGTACTAAAGAAAACAAAACTGAATATTCCTGATATTATTGTCAATGATGTTATATTCTTAGAAAGCCATGTTCCAAAATCTGGAAGATCAGGTAACTTACTATTCATTTCTACTCCTATATTTGGTAGTCACACTACGATTCGAACGTAGATCGAGGTTCTTATGAGGAACCGGCATTAGCCATTATGCTATGTGACTTTCTTTTAATAAAGAATATGATTTCTAATATGCATTCCGTATCTATGCAATGAATTGTATATGTCCTTGGCATCTTTTTCAGAATCGAATACTAGTCTAGTAATATCATAGTCAATAATAGGTATACCTTCTATCTCACCAGCATTATCCCAATATCCATCTAAATTATCATTAGATAAAGCCTACACCACCTCTAGACACTACAGTATCTTTTTCTCTTAATTCATCTATTTACTTCCATTCATAATTTGGTTGATCCTGAGAATTTCGAAATCTCGACTTTCAGTATGTAACACTGACACTCTGCCTCTGAGTTAAGGATCAATGGTGGAATCGGTGAGAATCGAACTCACTACAGTATGCTTGCAAAGCACTCTCGCTACCCTTAGTACATGCGACCCCATTTGTTTGGCGGTTAGGGTAGGATTCGAACCCACGGAACATTACGTTCGTCTGCTTTCAAAACAGGTGCCTTAAGCCAGACTCGGCCACCTAACCATTATTATCTTACTTGGCATAGGGTGTAGGATTCGAACCCACATCATACGGGATTGGAAGCCGGTATTTTGCCATTAAACTAACCCTACAGATTATTGGAGTCTAGCGTAGATTATCGCATCTACATTCAGATGGGGGAACGTTTCTTTTCCCTTCTAGTACCTATACCAAACTAGACATATATGGTAGTTGTGATACGTCTACGGTCCATCCTAGGCCTACATACATATTTAGAGTATTTTCTAAATCATAAGCATTTGAGTGATGTATTACCATATACTTCATAGTTAATATTACCTTATGTATGGCGGATCATACGGGACTCGAACCCGTTTCACAGACTAGACAGGTGAGTGTAATACCTATATACTAATGATCCAGTAGTACCTTTCGTCTCTTTAATTATTCAAATGATTATTCTAATTAATTTTCTTCATAGCCATAGGAATTCCACCTTCAACTTTACTACGTTCAATTCTATCGTAGTTCGTACCCCAAGTCAATGATGAATTCAAAGCCTGTTCGTCTTTTGAAGGCAAATCCCATTCATTAAATTTACCTTTATACAAATCATAAGCCTTAATGGTCTGCATGATATCTACTTTCTAATTGGTGTTCCTGATAGGACTCGAACCTACAAAGCTACGGCTTCTAAGACCGCATAGTATACCAATTCCTAACTAAGCCACAGGAACGTTAATTTGGTGTCTAACCGGGGACTCGAACCCCGAAAGCTACCGGGCTTAAACCGGCATAGTGTGCCCATTCCTAATTAAGCCAGTTAGACGATTGTTTGTTTATACATCAAAAGTAATAATTACTTCTCTTTTGTTTGGCTGACTCTGTAGGCATCGAACCTACCTAAATACTGCTTAACAGGCAGTCGCGTACACCTTGTTCGCCTAGAGCCATTATAGTTCTTTCCATTCCACTTCTGAATATACCACTTTAGCATCCACACCGTGTTTTTTAAGATTAGTTACAATACTTTTTGGTCCAGTAAGAGAAATGTATATTTTTTCTTTTCCATCACTACGTTGTTCATACCATCGTCTAGATACAGAACCTTTTCTAATTTCACCGTTTATAACAACTGTGTATACTTTAGCAAGCATTATGCACCTTAAATTTGGAGTGCCGGGTGGGATTCGAACCCACGTCTTATGGTTTAAAAGACCAACGCTAAACCTCTCAGCTACCGGCGCATTAATTTAGACTACTTCCCATTCTACTTCAGATTGAACGGTTTCATATTCTTCATTAGAAATATGATTTTGAGCATTTCTAGCCGCTCTTGCATCATTCAATCTATAATAAAAAGGATTAGAAGTGTTATATTTAGTAACTAATCTTTTAGTTTCTTTATTTCTAACTGCATATACTAACATAGTGTATACCCAAATTTGGAAGACCAACCGAGATTCGAACTCGGACAACACGACTTAAGAGGACGTTGCTCTACCATTTGAAGCTATTGGTCTATTGTGTATTACGTATCTTACGATTATCAAAAATCTCTTTTAGCTTATTAAGCTTTTGTTCATCGGTATCAAGAACCCATTTATCTTGACCATCATATGCGTCTCTCTTAGACGGATCAAATACTGCCCAGATATCATAGAACGTATTATTGTATGCTCTGATAGCACTTTCCATAGAGTTACCATGCTGTTGTACTCTTTCAATAGTAGCCTTAAGACCACTAAAATCACTAGTCTCAACCATTGTTCTCATGGAATCTAACTCATCACATAGAACCTTATTCAATTCCAGAACTAGAGTAACTTTAGCCATTAAACAAATTCCTGCTTGTAAGATACAATAGTACCGCGTACAGTGTTATTAACAGTCTTGG